ATCTTACTGACCTTATCAATTCCATATTCGGAGGAGAGACGTCGTTGGGAAGGATGGAGCCACAGGCTCTTCTACCGGATCAAATTATCATAGCAGATGACTATTCCTCGGATAATACTGAGGAAGTAGTTTTCGAACTTTCAAAACTTCATAATATTATTGAGTACTTTCGTCTTCCTGCAAATCTTGGAACGGCTATTGCTTCAAATGAGGCAATAAAAAGAGCTTCATGCAGATTTATAACAAGAATAGATTCAGATGATATGCGTGAATCTTTTTCGTTTGAGAATATGATGGTTACTCAACTTTCTTATCCTGATTCTTATATCTATGATGACGTAATGATATTTGTAAATGGAAAAAGAACAGGAAGAATTTGGCCTATGGGAGAGTACAACTTTAGTGAACTCATCCATAAGAATAGCAATCATGCAGGAATTATGTTTCCTAAAACTGCTTGGGAACTTTGTGGAGGATATCCTGAAGAATTTTGTGACGGAAGAGATGACTGGTCCTTCAATGTGAACCTCGGAACTGTTGGATGTTGCGGTGTTCACATTGGCGGAGGAGGATATCTCTATCGTAGAGAGCAACAGAATAGAACGGTAAAGAATTCATCTCAAGAACGCCAGAAATATTACTATCAAAAGATGGTAAATCGTTTTCCAGACTTATATTCGGGGAGGTTCCCAATGGGTTGCTGTGGTAATCGAAGTAACAAATCTAGTGTAGCAAGTGTTTCAAAGTCATCCTCACAGCCTCTGATCGGCTCTACTGGAATGACCCTTCTTTCCTACAATGGTGAAAACTATGGGAAAGAAACCTATTTTGGTCCTGTTACTGGGACTGCTTATGTTGTCAGCAAAACTAACAATCTCAAGTGGGTTGACAACAGAGATTTGACTACATCAAAAGCTAGAGGTCTTCTTGATCTAACTGATCACGGAAAGAATATTTTTTCTGTGCATAGCACTCCTGAACCTGTCAAACAAGAACCGGTTAAGGAAGAGGTTAAGGAAGAGGTTAAGGAAGAGGTTAAGGAAGAAATTCTTACTCACGCTGTTGAATCCTCTGATAATAAGGAGGAAGTCAAAGAAGCTGAGGAAGTCAAATCCAAGGAATCCCTGGAGTCCAAATCTGATGAGGAGACTCCTATAGAAGTTGGTCAATTCAAGGCAATAACTGCTAAAATAATTGATTTACTCTCAAAAGCAGGGATATCAACATGGGAAAAGTTTTATGAAACCGACTCTGCAACCCTTTCAGAAATAACTGGAAAATCAGTTGCATCTTTGGATACCCTCAAAAAAGGACTAGTTAGTGAATGATTGGATAACTCCTTTCCTAAGATTCATAATGTGTATTCTAACCTGTTATAGAATCACAGAATTGATTGTTCTTGATGATGGACCTTTTGATGTATTCAAGAAACTTAGGGAATCGGTAGGAAAATTAGCGGCAATCTATTCGTCTGCAAGAGGATTGGGAAAGCTGATTAATTGTCCATTTTGTGTTGGAGTTTGGATATCAGTTGGAGTTATATTTCTTCTGATGTTTCCTACCGTATACGGAGATGTCTTTCTTATTTTCATGGCAATAGCTGGAGGACAAACGTTTCTTGAATCGTTTGGAGGAAGATGGAATAAGTAATCAAAACCTATCTTGGCTTGTTTTTGCATAGGTATAAACATAGCACTACCCTATAATAAAGCCAAAATTGAAGGTTGTAGCAAGGCTATTTTGTTCCATTTATTCACTTAAGGCGGCTGTATGCAAATTTTTGGTGAGACTACTCCTAGATCGGCAATTTCTCTGACAAGATATGCACAACTTATCGGATACACAGAGTGTGCCTTTTTTGGAGTAGCTCACGAATCTAATATAAACTATGCTTGCAAGAAGATCTGGAATCAAGAAGAAAGAGATATGGTTCTTTATTATCTTTCTGAAGCTCAAGCAGAAATAGAAGAAGTTATTCAGTATCCACTTCAACCAACTTGGTTCACAGATGAACGTCACAAATATCAGCGAACTCATATGCTGATGACTGAGTATGGAAAAGTTACTGGATTTGGAACAATGGCTATATCAGTTATATCTGATGATGCAATTGTAGATATAGTAACTGATCCTGACGTTGGAACTATTTCAATATCTCCATTTAGTCAAACTTATGACTTATCTGAGATTCATGTATTCTATCCGGATTCTGATATTGAAATAATTCCTAGCAACATAGAAGTAAATTCTGGAACTTCTACTCTTACCATAACCATTCCTAGATGTAGACTTGTTGAATTTTCTAAACGATACAATCCTGAAGAAGGATTGATTTATTCTGATAACACTAATTTTCAAGATACCGTTGATGTTCATAGAATCTATACAGATACAGCATCTCAGGGAAAATTATGGTACAGATCCAATATCTGTACTTCGTTCTGTACCGAGACTTATGATGCTGTTTGTGCTTTCGGTAATAATCTGGAGATTGGATCAGTAGTTCTTGATTCTGTATGCTCCTCTGGTCAGTCTTGTTGCTCCAAATCTTATGAGTCTATGTCCTTGAACTATGTTGCTGGATTATCCGTTCTTTCAAAACAAGCTGAGACGACAATCATAAGATTGGCTCATTCAAAAATGCCTGAGGAACCATGCGGATGTGATATACTGAAAAGTTTATGGAGAAGAGATACAAAGGTTCCAGAGATTCTAACAAGAGAAAGAATTGAATGTCCATTTGGATCCTCAGATGGAGCATGGACTGCCTGGAAATGGGCTTGTGGTCTTGAGTTGAAAAGAGCTGGAGCTTTAATATGAAAACGGCCAGATTTGAAGCTGTAAGACCAAAAACTTTGGATATAAAAGAGTTGAGACTGTCAGCTCTTGCTGGAATGAATGAATTATCTGAGGATATACTGAGAGAATATCAAAAGACTACAAAATATTGGAAGAAGAATAGACCGGTATTCACAAGAAGACTGGAAACAAATGTTGGTGGATCTGGAGAAAAGATTGCTGTAACTATTTATACGGATAATAGCGTCTATAGATATATTGATCGTGGAACTTCTGGAACAGTCATAGATGCTAGAAAGAAACCAATTGTTATGTCTGGAGTTTATAAAGCTGGTTCTACTCCAGGGACTCTGATCATAAATTCTCTAGGAGGAGTAGAAGGAGGAAGCAAAAGAGTATTAAGAGGAGTCTTCTTTCATCCTGGAATTAGAGCTAGATTATTCACTGAACAAATTCAAAAGAAGATGGAATCTTCATCAGAATTTCGTATGACTGAAAGACTTCAATCTTCTGTAGAACGAGCAAGAGATAAATGGCTAGTGTAAAGGAGATACAATGTCAAAAAAAGACTCTAGAATAGAAGGAACTGTAATTTTTAGAAAGAAGTCTGCTATTCTTGTGGAGTTCATGGATGAAGGAATAGTTCATAGAATCACCTGTCCTGCTGACTCTCTTGAGGTTCTTGAAGGAGGAAAAGTTCTCCTTTCTTCCTTTGATATAGAACAGGGAATTCTGTATGGAATTCCTTGGGAATTTAAACTTCATGAGGTAGTCATAACTCCCGAGAAAATGGCTAGTGAACTGAGAAAGAATGGAATATGGACTTCAGAAGATGCAAGAAAGAATCCAGAGGGGGTTAAAGGATCGGTTCTTGCTATGGTTTCCTCAATTCTTTACTCGGTAAATCAATTGGTAAAAGAATCCAGATCAATGGAGGAAAATTAAATGGGAACAAACTTTCTTTCTGGTGAGTCCTCTGTATGGACTCAACCTTTAGGTCCCAATACTGAGCCCAAATATTTGGGCTGTCACAGTGTTGGAGATATTCCTGAACCTAAAGGCGATACAACCAAACTATGGTGTCCTGATCCGGCAAAGACTGGTGCGTTTGTGGCTAAGAATAGCTTCAGAGGAGAACCTGGAGCAATCACCACTTCCATCACTACCGATCTTCGTAAGACTGCTGACTATCTTGAAGATCTTGCCGCAAAGGGTTGTCCATTCCCGCTGTTCATTCACAAAGTTTCCTGTGGACGAAGAGATGTCTTCACCAACTATGACAGATCTTTCGTCTTGAGACAAGTAAATGTAACTTCGTCTTCGTTGACGAAACTTGCCTCAAAGGATCCTGCTGACAATGGTGAATCTGGACAAACATTTGATGTGTCAGCAGAAGAGGTTCTTAGAGTATTCAACATGGAACTCTCAAGAGTCTCGTTAGCAGAAACAGAAGATATTACTGGAATCGCCATAGCCGGCGAGGATAGATGTGAGGGATCATGTGGAGCCTCCCAAAAGTCGGAAGACGATCTGTTCATTTCGTCAAAAGCTCTTGTGGGAAGTGTATCCAATACTGCGGATGTTCTTCGCTCCCTTCGTGGTGGTGTTTGGACTGCGACATCGGCAGATCCTCTGACAGGAGGAAAGGATATCCAAGGGGTAGCATCATTTGCGATGGGAAGAGACATCACAAGAATCCTTGTAACTAATGGAACTACTCAGGCGGCTCATCCTGCTGAAGTGTCCTATACCGACAATAATGGTACTACTTGGACTACTGCTCATGTCGGTTCCATAAATGCGGAATACATCACCTCAATGTTTGCTCTTGATCGGTATCATGTTTGGGTCGGAACAGATGGCGGAAGAATTTACTTCTCTTCTGATGCTGGTGTAAACTGGACTCTTCAAGAGAATGCAGTTTTATCTGCTACTGATGTTGTTGGAATTTCTGCATCTGACGATCTGAACTTGATGGCAATTTACACTGGCGGAGAAGTTGCAATTTCTTCTGACGGTGGATCAACTTGGTCTGCAGTTACCGACTCTGGTTTGACAAACGCATTTGGAATTCATATGCTTTCTTCCTACAATGCGTGGGCGGTAGGAACTCAAGGTCTATTCTTTACTACGGACAGCGGAATCACTTGGACTCTCCGAAATTCGTATGCAATTGGAGCCATTGATTTCTTGAATGAAATGTTTGGAATAGCAGTTGGATCAGCAGTAAATGGTCTAGTATATGTGACTATTGATGGTGGATTTGACTGGCAGGCTCTTCCTGCAGTTGCTAATGGAGGATTTACTTTCGTTAAGATTCTTTCTACCAAACTTGCCTATGTTGGAGGAAAGATTTCTGGTGGAACTGGATTCTTGGCAAAAGTAACTCCTGTGTCCTAGGGGAGTGAATTCTAATTTTTAGTCTAGCTTGAAGTCAATGGAAAGATCAGAACTCCCCCTGAATCGCCATTGGCTTCAAGCTCCGGGGAGAAGCTGAAATGAGTAAACAGAATAGAATTGTTGATAGTGCTGTTGAAAAGGCTGTTCAAATCGAGAAAGTTGTTAATGCCGATTTGAAGGTTGTTGAATTCACAAATACAAGAGGAATGTCCATGAGTTTAATGGGTCTTCCTCCATATTTGGTTCAAATGGCAACTGAATCAATTCCTAGACCAAAAGCTCCTACGTACAAAGTTGAAAGAGCTGATGGAGGAACTGATGAATTTTCTCACTCAGAAGATACCATAAAGGATCCGAAAACAACTGAAGAAGAAAAGATTCAATGGGAAACTTTTCTCTCTGATGTAAAATCAGCTAATTCAAAAGCCTCTGAGGTTCTTTTGAATGTGATCATTATGGAAGGAATAAAACTTGATGTAGTCCCAGAGGATATGGCAAAATGGGAAAAACGTATGAAGGTTTTAGGAATTCCTCTTCCTGATGATGAGATGGAAAAAGAAATGTTTTATAAAAAGGAATATGCCTTTGCTACTCAGGAGGACGTTGAAATCATAATGTCAAAAGTTCTTGAGTTGACGGGTATATCCAGAGAAGAGGTAGAATTAGCCAAGAGTTCCTTTCCAGATAAGGTGGAACCCAAAGCATAAAGAAGACGAAGCTGTTGCTTTATCTGATCTTCCTGTTCAAACTGGAAAATGGGAATATTCCGGAATATTTGAAGAAGTAAATGTTGCTAAAGAATGGGGATTAACTCCCGTTCAATTTTGGAATAGTCCGAGACTAGATAAGGCATTCATGGTAGCTAATTATGAGGTTAATGCAGAAATGCAAGCCTTTGAAATGACAAGGAAACCTGATTAATGTCAAATTTCTCTGAAGTTGGCATTCGCGCTGTAATGGATCTTGGGAATATGGTATCCAATTCCCAGTCATACATTGATAAGATCAATGATATGAATAAAGCCACAGCCAATTTTGCTCTGAACGCAACTAAAAATTTCAGCCTAGCCTCAAAGGGAGTGTCTGACTTCGAGAAGTTTGTTGATAAGGTAAAGACGGTGGCATCCGGTATTCTGATCTCGGATATAATACGGGGAATAGCCAATGGAATTAGTGATGCCACCTCTGAAATGTTTAATGCCGTATCTCAATTTCAAACCATAAAAATTCAAATGGATACCCTTGCCGCGAGAGAATTCTCTGAGCAATTTGGGGTAACTATTCCTGAAGCTCTAGAGAAAACCTCTGGAGAGGCTGAACAACTTCTTCGATGGGTACGCGAGTTAGCGGTTACTACTCCATTTAGTGTTGAAAATTTGGCTTCTGTTACCGCCCTATCAAATGCTTATGGATTCACGATTCCAAAGGTAAAAGAATTAGTCGTAGCTGTTGGAAACTTTACTGCCGGAATGGGTCTTTCAGATGATGTTTTGAAAAGAATCATATATAACATGGGTCAGATGGTTGCTCAAGGAAAACCAACCGGTAGAGAGCTTCGTGATCTGTCAAACAGTTTTGTTCCTATTGGAGAAATGCAAGAACGATTTGCGAAACAATTAGGAACTTCAAAAGCCGCTATTGTTGACATGATGAAAACTGGAGAAATATCAGCAAGGCAATTTGTCGATGAGTTCATCGAGATGGTTGATGAAGATTTTCCAGGAGCAATGGAAAGAATGTCAAGAACTTTTACTGCGGCTTTCAATAACGTAAAAGATCTTGTGCAATCAATGCTTGGATACGAAATTCTTGGTCCTGTTGCTACGGAAGTTGCAGGAGCTCTTCAGGATGCAGTGTCTGGATTCCTTACTGATGAGAATTATCAGAAGGCTAGTATGGCTGGACAAAGTCTTCTGTTCGTATATCAAAGAATGGCAGAGACTCTGACAGGAGCCTTAAATCCAGCTGTTCAAAGATTCTTTTCCTTATTTGATACCGGAGATAGTTTATCTAATAGATTTGTAACTTCTCTAATGACTATGACTGCATGGGTACAAAATCTTGGAGAGGCTATGTCATCAGGAATAAATTTTGCATCTGACTTTATTTCTGGAATCTATACAAAATTTGAAACAAGTTTTTCTGATTTAACGACAAAGATGAATACTTGGGGTCAAAATCTGGTTCTTTCATTTGCCAAAGGTATGTCATCTGCAATTATAGCCGTCTTGAATGTTATATCTGCAATAGGAAGAACCATTTCTCATTGGCTAAAATCGAATAGTCCTCCTCTTTTGCTTCCTGAGCTTACAACTTGGGGAACAAATGCAATGATGTCTTATCTTGAAGGATGGACTAAAGCAGATTTTTCTGTTTTTGAGGATATAGGTGATGTAATATCCAACATGATTAACTCATGGTCTGGACAATTATCTGATCAGCAAATAAATTCAAATTTGATCTCTTCTACGGTAGCTCTATCTCAATTGATAGAGCAATACAGAACTTTAGGAACTGTATCCTCGGAGTCAATATCGAAATTGGTTTCCGCTACCGGAATAGCCTCTAATGAATTATCAAGATATGTTCAAACTTCATTCAATCTTATGGATATGCAAAAGATTTCGAATGCAGTTTCAAAGACTCTAGATTTCAGTGGAAAAGGATCAATTGATATTTTTGGAATTTCTGTCTCTTCATTTGAAGAGATAGCAAATATGGCTGATAAGTTTGGTCCATCTCTTGCTAACTATATCAGACAATACTCTCAAGATGCCTCCAAATTACTTATTCTTGACAAACAACTTACGTCAGCTCAGAATGAATTAAACGAAGTCTCAGCTAAATATACATCTATTCTTGCAGGACTTGAGGCTCAATTAAATGTCGTTACCGATCGTCAAGAGGATATAACTAGAATAAAAGTTATTGATACGACTCTTTCAAAGGTTATCTTAACCGACGAAGAACGAGAAAGATTAAATCTTGAGAAGAAAAAGCTTCTTCTCGATCGGGAAATAAGAAATACAAAGACTCAAAAAGAAACAGAGGAATCGAGATTAGAAGCAGTAATCAGCGGATATGAAACAGAGAAGAAAGCTTTGCAGGATAGAGCGGATGAAGAAAGAAAACTGATAAAACAGATATCAGATGATAACATAGCTTCTCTTGAAGGTCAGTTAGAGGCTATAAAGCAAATCATAAATGCTCAAACAAAATTGAATGAACTATATGCAAAAACAAAGGAAAAGAAATCAGCAGGAGCTGGATTGGATACAGAAGATATAACTGATTCAATTCAAGCTGCTATGGAAGGAGCTCTTACTAGTGCAACGGATGCTATAGATCCGACTAAGTTTTTAGACGATCTATGGACTAAGATAAAATCTAAAGTAGATGCTCAAGCTCAGGAGATTAGAGATGTATTTTCTCCTGTATCCAAAGTTTTTGATGATGTAGTCTCTGAATGGACTGGAATATTCTCAAGCAAAGAATTTAAAACCTCATGGGATGGATTTACCTCAAGACTTGACAAAGGATTTAGCATTCTTAAGGGTTTCTGGAATGAAGATGGAGAGGGAATTCTAAAAAGTCTTGGAGGATTGTTAGGAACGATAGTAACGAATCTGGTTATTACCTCAGATAAAACTGGAAAAAGTGTTCTTCAAATTCTTGCTGATTCTTTTGTTACGATAGCTCAAACGGTAGCTGCTCATGGTGGTGATATTCAGAAGATCTTGGACAAGATATCCGAGTTTATGAACAATAAAGCATTTCCAGCTTTTAAGGAAGCTTTAACCATAATCGGAAATGAAGTAATTCCTGCACTGATAAATTTTGCTGTTGTAGCAATTCCTCCTTTGATGGATTTATTCGGATATTTAGTTACTAATTGGAAGACTGTTCTTATGGTTGCTCTTGCTTTCCAGATGATGGGAGGAATAACTTCAGCTGGAAAGAGCATTCTTGGATCAGGAGCAAAAGGAATAGGATTTGTTCTTGGAGGAATAACCCTATTGAAAGCTCTTGGAATAGGCGGAGTTGCTGGAGCCGCAGGAGCTGGTTCTGCTGGATCGCTCGGAATAGAAGAGTTACTTGCCTCTTGGGGAATAGGAACTGGAGCAAAAGCGGCTACTGGAGCAACTGGGACTACTGGAGTTACAGGAATTCTTGGAAAGATCCTTCCATGGCTTACTGCTCTTCAAATGACCATGGGATTGAAGGGTGGAGAACCTACCGAGGATTGGAAGACCGGATATGAGAGTAAATATGATGTAGAACTTGGAACCATGACCTCAGATGAAGTTGCTAGTCAGCAAAGAGCTAAATTGGATAAGTGGGTTGCAGATCAATTTGGAGAGAATAGTGCTTTTCAAATTTCAATCAAAAATAATTGGAATACCTTATTTGGCTCAGAAGGAACATTTGCAACTCTACTGGATACCCTATTTGGGGAAGGAAGCTTTGCTGATAAGATAGGAACATGGGCTTCAAATACATTTGGAGAAAAAAGTTTATTTCATACCAATGCTGATAAAAATTGGAAGCTTGTATTTGGAGAAGAAGGAATATTAGTTACTTCATTTGATTTCCTATTTGGAGAAGAAGGAATTTTATCCAAGGATTCAGTTGTTTCATGGATTGATCGAAATTTTGGAGAGAAAAGTTTATTTCAAACCAACATAGATGAATTATGGTCTATGGTATTTGGAGAAGAAGGAATTCTTGTAACAGGATATAATTTCCTATTTGGAGAAGAAGGATATTTAAAATCTGATCCAATAGGAAAATGGTTAGAGGATACCTTTGGAGAAGGTTCTTTATTTGTTGAAACAATGACTAAATTATGGAATGACGTATTTGGAGAGGATGGACTTCTAGAGAATATTTATAACTTCCTGTTCAATCCAGAAACTACTTTCTTCAGCAAAGATTTGGCTATAAATGCAGGAGGAAGTATAGTTGATGGAGTAAAAACTGGAATTGTAAATCAAAAGCCCTCTTTGATTGAAACGGTAAAACAGATGGCTCAAGAAGTTCTTGATGCATTTAATATTCATCTGAATATAAATTCTCCTGCAAAGAAATTTATTACCTCAGGAAAGGCCATAGATGAGGGAATTGCAAGAGGTATTATTGCTGAGATTCCATTGGTAAAATCTGCAATGAGAAGTTTGATGACTTCGTCAATTCCAAGCCAGTCAGTAACCAATGATAATAGAGTATTCATTGACATGAAACCGTCTTACTCTACCGTTCAGTCTCCTTCTACTCTATATCATGATACATTAGCCGCAATATCCTCTGTGAGGATGTAGTATGAAAAATAGTGTATTAGAATTCACCAAGTATATATCCTCTGATGGTCAAGAATACTCATTTGATGATAATGATAGATTCTTGATGACTGAAGAAGGATTGGGTATGCCTCCGGTAGAGTACATAACTCAAAGATCTCCATTTCAACATGGAGAATCCTTGATAGACTTTAGATTGGGAGCAAGAACTATCCAACTTCAACTTAGACAGAATTCTTGCAGTAGATCAAATTACTGGATTAACAGATCTTTGCTTTTGAATGGAATAAGACCTAATAGATTTGTTGGAAGTAATTTTCAACCTGGAGTTCTAAGAAAGATATTTGAAGATGGATCCATGAGAGACATTTATGTAGTAATCTCTCAAGGTCCTATATTCAATCCTAGATCCCTCAATAGATGGGATGAATGGGGATTCACTGAAACTTTAAGATTCATAGCCTATGATCCAATATTCTTTGATCCGATTGCAAAATCTCTTCTATTCTCTGATCTAATTGATGTCGATGCATCTTCAAACTGGGAGCTTCCATGGTCATTTCCTATGCAATTTGGTTCATCTGCATATAATCTTACAGCCTCAATTACGTATCTTGGAACATGGATATCCTATCCTACGATAATCGCTACTGGTCCTATGAATGGATTGGTCATAACGAATACGTCTACCGGAGAGATTATTGAGCTAAATTATTCTATATCTGCAGGAGAAATAGTTACTTTTTATCTTCAACCTGGAAATAAAAGAGTAGAAAATAACTCAGGAACCAATCTGATAGGAACGGTAACTTCCTCCAGTGATTTGGCTACATTTCATATAGCTCCGGATCCAGAAGTTCCTCTTGGAGTTAATACATTCATCCTGGGATTAACTGGAGCTGATGCTAATTCCCGTCTTCAAATTATATACAATGATAGGTATATAGGAATCTAATGGGATCTACAGCTTCTTACTATCAAATCTTTGTTAGAGATCAATCGTATGCTGTCATAGGTATATTTGATCAATTTACTACTTTATCATATACTCTTGAAGTGAATGGAGCATGTTCGTATGAATTTTCTATCAATGGAGCTGATCCGAGAGCTTCCCTATTTGAACTAGATGGAATAGTTGAAATATGGAGAGCAATTCCTGGATGTCTTGTTCCATGGTATAGAGAATTTATAGGACTTCATCGAGTAGATTTGGATGATGTAGATGAAAAAGGAAACTGGATTTACAAAACCACTGGAGTTGGACTCAATGATTTTCTTGGAAGAACCATAATCAATTATCCTCCGGCAACTATAAAATCCTACAAGAATGCTCCATCTGAAACGGCAATGAAAGAATATGTTGAAGAAAATTGTGGAGCTTCTGCAACAATAGCAAATGAGCGAGAAATTGACGGAGTTCTTCCAGATTTTCAGGTAGCAGCTGATGGTGCATCTGGAGTTGTTTGGGAAGGAGATAGAGCCTGGGAAAATCTATTGGATATTTTGAAAGAAATATCCAAATTCTCTCAAATAGATTTCAATGTATCCTGGGATGATCTTACCCAAAAATTTGTATTCGAAACTTATGTGGATCAACTTGGAGAGGATAGAACTACGGTAGGATTGGATCCTGCAACAGGATTAAATTCAGCTGGAAATCCTCCCGTGTCATTTGCTCTAGAATTGGGAAATATAAGTTCTCTTTCGAGAACTTTTAATAGATTATCTGAATCGAATGTCGTTACCGTTCTTGGAGAGGGTGAGGGAGCTACCGTAGCTACCGAAGTACGAACTACCGCCGCTACATTAGATTCTCCATGGAATAGACGAGAAGTAAGCAGATCAAAGTCTGGATTTCAATCAGAGATGCAAACTTATGGAGATGGAGTTTTAGTTGAATTGTCAGCGAAAGATATTATAGATTTTTCTCCTCTATCTCAAGAGGCATGTTTGTATGGAAAACATTTTTTTATTGGAGATAAGGTAACTGTAACTTTTAAAGGAATAAGTTATAACAAAAGAATATTTTCAATTACCAATTCAATTTCTGAAGCAGACAAAAAAGAGAAATTGAGCATAGTTTTTTCTGACTTACAATAGGAGATTATCATGACTGAAATTTCATACTTTTGGGGAGGAACATCTGTAGGAGATCATGGAGCATATACTGATGATGCTTTCTCTGATTTTATATGCTCTTTATTTCAACGAGACAGAACTACAGAAGGAGTTGTATTCGGACAGTTAAATGAGTTGGCAGTTACCAATTCTTCTGGAGTTGTAATACGAACCAATACAGGATATGCTTTGGTGGATGGAAAATTATATCATAGTTCTGCCAATGTTGATCATAACATAGCCGCTCCTGGAGGAGGCTATAATTATTATAGAGTAGTATTAAGGAAAGATTTCGCTACTCAAACCGTAAGAAACGTATTGATCGGTCCTAGCACTGTAACTTATCCTACCGTAACTCAAACTGATGGAACTACGTGGGAGATTTCTATTGCCAGTGTCAGAATATCTAGTGCTTCAGCAATAACCATAACAGATGAAAGAGCATTCATTCATCCTGCTGTAAAAGTTTCCTCTGCAATGATAGATCTTATGGCTATAACTGGAGCATTGATAGCCACAGGAACTATAACTGTTGATAAGTTGGCTACAACTTCATTTCCAGGATCTAGATGTATTTTTCCTGATCTTCCAGCTTTGTCTCCATTTTCAGGAGTAGCTTCTGCGGCTGGAGAAATAATAGAATCATCTGGAGCTGGAACAGCGAAGTTACTAATTCCAGAGTATAGATTTGCTGATAGCGTAGATCAAGGAATAGTGATTCCTACTAGAATATCCTCTGATTTTTATGGAACACTAAAAGTAAGAATTGGATATTATATGGCAGGAGCTAATTCATCAAAAACAGTAGCCTGGAATGTTCAAATAGGAGCAATAAGTGATGGAGATTCTGGAGTAACTGCAAAGGTTCTAGCAGCTACCAATCAGTTGGTAGTTACAGTTCCAGATACAGCTGGATATAAACAAGTTTGCGAAATAACCATAAATAATGCAGACTCAATAGTTGCAAGAGACTGGGTATGCTTCTTCATATGGAGAGATATAAGCAATGGAACAGCGGCAGGAGATGCAGTAATAACTGATATATCTTACGAGTGGTCCTAGGAGTATCATGGGAATACGTCTTGTTCAAACTAGTTTTCCCCAATATGTAACTTTTGGAGAAGTAGATTCTTTGAAAGGATTTGCTCAGAGATCTTTTTGTGCATGGATAAAACCTGCAAGTTTATCTCCTTATCAACATATACTTGATATCAATACAGCTACGACGTTTGCTGGAGATCCTGATATATACTTTGGAGGATACATTCTTATGATCTCCAATGGAAAGATAAGATTTTCAGCTGGTTGGACGGCATCTTCCTATTATGATGCGGCTTGGGATTCTATATCAGCTGTTTCTGCAGGAGGCGTAGTTTTATTTTGTGTTACTTATGATGGTTCTTCTACTGCAAATGATCCTTTGATGTATATGAATCATGTTCAAGTTGGAGTAACCGAACTAAAAGCTCCATCTGGATCTCTAATAGATTATGCAACTGGACATAATCCAGCTACAAAAATTGGAGTATTTATGAGCAGTGATCCTACTGTTCCTCCTTATTCTAATTGCACAAATTTTGATGGAGACATTTATAAAGTTTTATCTTACAATAGAGTTTTATCTCCTTCTGAAATTGTTATGATGAGTAAATCTAGAGGATTGTTTTATCCAAGAAAGGGATTAATTTTTAATCCAAATCTTAGAGGAGCCATGGGTCTTCAAAAATTTGATATGACAGTTCTTTCTACTTCAAATTTATTTAGAGACCCTGTATCAAAAAAGATTGGAACTCCGATATCTTCTCCTGTGGGATTGGGAGAATCTTATCTTCCATTTTGTTAGGAAAGTATGAATTATCTAAAAGAAGTATTTGATAGCATATCATATTTATCCAAAAGAATTCGTCAGTTGGAGACGAGATCCGTTGGATCTATATTTCAAACGTACTCAACAAGGATAGTTGCGGTAGCTACAGATGTTGACACTTCATCGGGAATTTGGTATTGGAGAGTTCCATCAACATTTAATGGAATGAGATTATTGAGACCTCAGGCATACACTGATACTGCTGGAGTTACCAATGCAACTACAATTCAGGTGAGAAATATAACAAAATATCCAGCCAACGATGCATTAAGTTCAGCAATTTCTATTGCTAGCGGAGCAACGGTAGGAACTCCAGGAACGGTAGACTCAAGTTATTGTGATGTAGCTACCGATGATTTGATTAAGATTTATGTAACTGGTCAATCCACTACCAAACCAAAAGGATTATTTGCTAATTTGGAGTACAGAACGTTCTAGGAGAATATTATGTCAAATCCATTTGAACTGTTTCCCATAAGACTGGTTGATGTAGCCAAATTTCAGGATAATCCTGGAACCCTGTATAAACCTGATATAAACAAATTGGTTCTTGCTGGTATATCTGGAATAGCCGTACGAGTTGGACTTGGAAGAGTACAAGATTCCTCATTTCCTTGGTTCTGGAGTACCTCCAAAGGAAAACTTAAACGAAAACCTTATTTCTATGGAGATTACTACTCTCATAAGAAATATATGACTAATGGACCCTCAGATTACGATTGGGGAGTTGAGCAAGGAAATAATTGGTTTAAATTTATGAATGGAGATTTTGGAGAAGTTCCAGGAGCTCTAGATTGTGAAGCATCCGATAAAGGATGGAAAATAACAGTATTGAATAGAGGTTCTTATAATGTAATTATGAGAGCCATTGCAGAAACTTACGATAGTCTTACCGGTAAGGAATGTGAAATATATTGCTCTCCAGGATTCATTCCAAATTTGTATCCTTGGGCTAGAACGAGAACTCTTTGGGTTGCATGGTATGACAGGAAACAGACCAAAGAATCCATTATAGCTGAATGCAGACGTCAAGGATGGAAGGGTCCAATCAAGATCTGGCAATATGCCTCTGATGGGGATATTGATATGGATGGAGTTGGAGAAGGAATAGATCTTGGAATGGAAACTGCAGATCTTGACCTCAATGGATATCTTGAGGATATCAAATCTTGGTCAATATACTGTGGATCAACTCCGGCAATTCAGATAGATGAACCTGAGGAGCCCGAGATAAAACCCGTTATCAGTAAAGAAAAACTTGTACAGTTGGCGACTATTGTATCTAGTGATGGATTAAATATTCGAGATATTCCAAAAGATTACAAAGGATCTTCTGTTATTGGATGGATGGAATCCGGAAAAGTAATAGAATTGCTAGAGCAAAAGACGATAGGAAATAATATATGGTACAGAGTTGGGCAAGGTAACGGAAAAAAAGCTCAATGGTGTGCATACAGGTACGATGGAACAACTTTCTTGGAGTGAAAATGAACGTAATAGTTTCTATAAAGGATTATCTTACCATAGTTCAATATCTTAGCATAATAGGATTATGTTCATATTCGACTATTCTATCCATAAAATGGTTCATTGAAGTAAGAAGAAAGTATACTCCTATTGTTATATGCGTAAAAGTATTTCATGGAATAATAAGCATTCTATGGCTAGGAATATACTTATATTCTTTGATAAGAATTATCTTGGGAGATCCGATAGATGTAAATCCGTACGGAATAACCATTGTGAGACCGATGATTGTAATAACTAGTCTCTATTTTGCAATTTCTGCAAAAGTCAGATATTACATAGCAAAGCATAGGGAGGATCCATGTCCGAAGGAACGATAAATCTAATCATTACCATAGCTGTAAATTTCGTAACTTGGGGAGGAGGAATCTTAGCATTCTATGCCATGTATAGAAAACTTCCAAAAGAATTGGAAAACATGAAGATAAAGAATGCAAAAGAGAAATCTGAAGCTTTAGAGCTCATAAATGATGATGTTGAAAGGGCTTTCATAAGCACTTCTGATTACAGAAAAAAATTTCAGGAGGCTCTTATTGAGATAGATAATCTGAAGAAACAAATAGTAGAACTTCCGGAGCTTATAAAAAGAATTGAGTTTCTGGAGTGTGAGCAAGAAAATTCTAAGAATGAGAATGCGGCATACAGACAGGCTTATGAAAATACTTGTGCTCAAATAAGAAAGCATGGAGAAGAGCCTTATCCAGTACCGTATATCAAAAAGTCAAATTGTGCCGAATTAGTGAAAGGAAATGGTCATGTGGGATAAAACCGTAATTGAATTTGCTGCTCTGTTGGGATTTGCCGCTTTGCTGGCAGTGATCATCAATGTTCTTAAGATGATTCACATAAATGGAAAACCTATTGTAGCTGATGGAGATGCTCAGAAGTGGAGTCTTGGTGGAAACCTTCTTGGCATTCTGGCTCTATACATCTTTAGACTGTTCCGGCCAGACATTCCGGTAGAGGGTTTGGATAAGACCCTTCTCGAAATTGCTACCGTTGGATCGTATGTCTTATCCGTTGTATCTCAACTTGGAATTACAAAACTTACAAACTTTGTGATCAAAGGTTCTCCTGTGATTGGGAAATCATATTCACTTGAAGCCTCCAAAAAATTGATCTCTGCTCCTAAGTAATGTTTGTCAGAAACAGATATAGGTGAGCCATCACTTTTGGCTCACCTATTTTCATTTGATTTCATATATGGTATAATTATATAATCAACAAAATATGACTCTTAAAATTTTATCACTTTTGTTCAGTTAGTTGCTTTTTATTTTTAAGAATGCTATAATTAAATGTAACCAAAAATTAAATGAATTTTTGGGTAATTTTCAACCTAAAAGAGGATTTATGACTCAAGACTTTGATGATTTAACATTTGTTCTTAATGCTCTCGTGGCTTTGTATACTCAACAAACAGAAGATGAAAGAGTAACAAGACAAACAACTCATCAGAATGGAATTGGATTCAATTCCTTGGATGCTCCTATTCTATCCTCGATTGTAGATCAATTAAAAAGAACAAATAAAGTATCAGAGAAACAATACGCCCTTGTAAAAGAGCTGTTACCAAAGTATGGAAGACAAATAGGCTTGCTACAAGCCTCAAATTTAATCGCTACGCAACCCTACGCTATAAATACACCCCCACAAAACATTAACGGAACCTTAAAAATAGTAGGAAATTATCTTACTTTTTTCCCTAATGTATATCCTTCGGTTCAAGTAAAGCCCCTTGGATTTCGTTGGAAAGGAAATCCTGGAAGATGGGAAGGTCCTGTAAGACGATCCCTTATCGAGGGTGTACAGCGCCTATTTTCGAATATAGCTCTTGATGATAGCGTCATAAGATATCTAGAGGAAGATGATAAGCCGGTAGAATTATCCTCTACCGTTCATGACAGCTCTCTATTTCCTTATCAAAAAGAAGCTACTGCTTTTGAAATAAAGCATAAGAAATGTTTGATGGGTCTTGCTCCTGGAACTGGAAAGACTGCTAGTGCCATTTTTGCGGCCAACGAGTTGAATCCAGACAAGATTCTTGTTATATGTCCGTTATCATTAACTTATATGTGGAAGCAACAGATAAAGAAATGGTTGAATAAAGAAGCTGTAATATGGCATGGAAAAATAGAAACTTGGGAAGAATATGATCAATGGGTCATAACCAATTATGATACAGCAGTTAGAAATCATATTGATATCTCTAATCAAAAATTTCCCGTGCTTATCATGGACGAATCTATTCTTTTAAAGAATAGAAAGGCACTTAGAACTCAACGAATGGAATTTTTGGCAAGATCAGCAGATTACGTCTGGCTCTTATCAGGAAGTCCTATATCAAAGTTTTATGATGATATGTGGAGTCAATTGAATATAGTAGATCCTAGCAGATTCAAATCATACTGGAGATTTGCTGAAAATTATTGCATAGTTGAGCAGAATCAGTGGGGAACGGCAATAACCGGTAATCAAAGAGATTCTACTAAGCGTCTAAAGGATGATCTTTCTGACATCTACTTCTGTAGAACAATGGATGAAGTTCTAGATATTCCTGAGTGGATATTTGATACAATTCCTGTTCCTATGGGATCAGGTCAATATAAATTGTATGATCAAATGGAAAATGAATTTTTAGCAGATCTTCCAGAGGGAGATCAACTTCTTGCTCCTAATGTTCTTAGTCAAATGACTAGATTGATGCAATTATCCAGTAATCCCTTATTGGTTGGAGGTCCAGATGACGGAGCTAAGTGGAGGGCTCTTACCGAGCTACTTGAATTCGAGGAAGGTCCATTTTTGATATGGACTAATTTTATCCAAACTGCTCATGAACTAGAGAAGAGATTGAAGTGTAAGACTGCAATGATGACAGGAGAAACTCCTTCATCACTTCGTCAAGATATTGTGGATAGTTTTCAAAATGGAGATATAGAAGTTCTAATTGCTCATCCTGCCGTAGGAAAATTTGGACTTACACTTACCAGAGCAAGAACTGCTATTTATCTTGAGAGAAGTTTTAATGGAGATGATTATTATCAATCATTGTACAGATTCCGTAGAATCGGAACTACTATTTCTCCTCATGTTATCCATTTGATCTCTGTTCGTCCTGAAGGAAAAGATGGAAGTACAATTGATCAAATTATTGATCGTGTACTAGATTATAGAAAGAATAGTAGCATATCTATAACGAGTGGATTTATCAGAGAAAATCTTGGAAAGTAGGATTTTATGAACAATGCTGAGCCTAAGTTTAGAAGATTGTTTGTAGTAGAACCAACTCATGACATACATATTCTTAGTAGATATTGTAGTCAAGTTGTTTTCATAACTAATGGAGAAGAAAAAACAGAGGACTTGGCTCAAAAAATTCCTCTGATGTTGAAAGATTTCAATCCTGACGAAGATGCTCTTATACCTATGGGAAGAGTAGCCTCTTGCACAATTGCTGGAATAGCTATTGCTTCTCTTTCTCTAAAGTTGGGATTGAATGTCAATAATACTGTATCTAGTACTCCAGTTATAATGATTGGATTGTATAGAGGAAATGAATATTCATTTGTAGGAATGGAGATAGGATAATGCCAGACGATAAAGTAATTCCGTTTACCCGAAGCCTTTCGCACTCTTCGATGTCTTGTTACCGAAGATGTAAGGTGAAATACTATTGGTCTTATGTCAAGAATCTCATGTCGCCGTCTAGTGTAGGACAAACTAGAGGAACCATCGGTCATGCGGCTCTGGGTCTATGGTATACCAACATGGGAAAAATGTCAGAGGAAGACAGAGATAAAGCCTCCATAAAATTAGCAGGACAAATGCTTGCTGATGCAGAGGCTAACTCTGGAGAGAGCATGGACAAAGAAGCAGAAATGCTTCAATGCATTCTTCCAAGATATTTTGACTGGGCTAGAGCCAATGATAACTTTGATGAAATCATTTCAATTGAACAGAAGTTTGAAATCAATATCGATGGAATGCCTTTGATTGGATACATTGATGGAGTTGTCAGGATTAAGAATACTCTATGGTTGCTCGAGCACAAGTTCAACAAGCAAGTTCGTACCAACCATATTGATCTCGATCCTCAAATGAGCATATATCTTCTTGCCGCATACAAGGCAGGAATGGATGTTCGCGGAGTTTTATACAACGTCATCCGAGTTGCTGAAGGTGGCATAGCCGCTTCAAGTCCTGTCGAAAGAAGACAAGTATTCAGAAATCAAGAAGGTCTTGCATTTATTGAAAATGAAATAGCAATTCAAATGCGAGAAATGAAAGAATTTCATGAACATGGAGGAGAAATTTATAGGAATGAAACTGGAGACTGTTCTTGGGATTGTCAGTTCTATGATGCCTGTCTTTTGATTCAAGACTGCGGTGATCCAACTGCCGTCTTGAATAGATTTCCGGTAAGACCTCCTGAGCCAAATGGAAAGGATGTGTAAATGGGAGATATTTTAGCTCCAAAGAAAAACATATTTGATATTGATCTCAATAAAGTCAATCCTGCAAGACAAGCAGTTGCAGGAAAATTTGAGGTTCATGAGGGAAAGTTTAATCCTCATGAAGTCAAGTTTCTTGTATATGGAGAAAGTGGTGTTGGAAAGACAGTATTCTCCAGTACCTGGCCGAACCCTGTCTTTCTTGATATTGACAAGGGTATGGCTTCGATCGATAAGGAAGTTCATAGAATTGACATCAATACATGGGAAGACTTGATTGATGCTGTGGACTTTCTGGGAAATATCGACGAGCATCCATTCAAAACAATTGTTTTGGATTCCCTTAATGAGCTCCAATATTTATCCATGAGATCCGTTGTGGATAAGTTCCCATCCATTCACAGATCGTATGACAGTCTACCGAGCATCTCGGACTATGGAAAAATGTTAGATGACTTTGATAAAATGGTTAGATGGATTAAATCCATTCCATTGAACATCGTCATGATTGCACAGGTTGCAGAAAGAAAATATGAAACTGACCCTGTGCAACCTCAATTCATAGGAAAGTCTACCGCCAGAAATCAATCCAGAATGATGGATATCGTTGGATATCTTGACAAGAAAGATTCTGCTGAGGGAGCAAAAACCAGAGTTATGGTCTTTGATGCTGTAAACTTTGTAACGAAAGATCGTTCTGGAAAGTTACCTTCGAAAGTAGACTTTCCAACCAAAAGTTCAGGTTATGATATACTGCTCAAATACTGGACTGAGCAGAGTATTCAGCAGTAACAAAAACGAAAACGAAAACGAAAACTAAAACGAAAGGGAGAATTAATGAGTACACCAATAGATTTAGATCGAACAACTGGAATGATCTCTGAAGGAACTCATCTGTTCAGGATCGAAACGGCAGAAGAAAAGGCATCAACTTCCTCTGGAAATCCTACTTGGTATCTTGGGCTTATTTGTCAAGATCAGGGAGAGGATCAGGGAAAGAAAATGTTGTTAGCTCTCAGCCTTTCAGTCGGAGCAAGATTCAAGATCGATCAGCTTCTTGATGCAATTGAAGCTCCTAAGAAGGGAACATGGACTGTTGAGCAATGTGCTGGAAAATTGCTCAAGATCTGTGTGACTCACGGAGAATACAACGGTCAACCGAAGATGGATGCCTACCGGATGCTTCCTGCAAGCTCCACGGCTGTTATTCCTCTCCCTGAACGATCCACGACATCTTCTCCATCATCAGCTCCTGAGCTGACTTCAGCTCCGAAAACTCCATTTGGACTAAGGTAACAAGAATAGGGACTGAATCCAGTATTCAGTCCCAGGAATTATTATGATTATTTATACATTTGACACTGGAGTATCAACTGGGATAGCTGTATTAAATACAGATGATAAGAAAACTTTTGTTCTTACCCTCGACTCCATAGGATTGAATAAGTTTCTATTGCACGATAATTTTTCTCCGAATATAGTTGTCATAGAAAGAATTCCAGAAAGTTCTGATTATTCTTTGATGAATTTGTATGAAATGGTAAAAGAATTTAGCCTTATTCATGGAGTAATTCCAAAATTAATTGCTCCTTCTCAATGGAAACCGGTAGCTGAGGCTAGACAATGGAAATGCTCTCAAGCAACAACTCAACATGAAAAAGATGCCTATTCTCTTTTAAGATACTATTTATGGATTACAGATAAGATAGATATAGGAGATGTATGATGAAAATTGCAATCGTTGGAGGTGGATTATCCGCTTTGAATGCAGTATTCGCCTGTAATGCAAATGGAATAATTCCCGATGTTTTCATCAAAGATTCTCCTATATCCTTGGGAGCAGTCTATCTGAGAATCATTCCAGATTATCTCCAAGAAAGATTCAGAAAACAAAAAATAGGTACATCTTTTATTGGAACAAGAGAAGCATACATTCTTAAACAATGGGGAGAAGTTCCAGATGGATACAGATCATCATTTCCAGAGAAAAATTTTGAAGAGTATGCTTATGATCCAAAACCTATTCTTGAGTTCGTTTTCTTAGATCGTAGACTAATGAAAAGAATAAACATTGATGAGAAAATGCAGAACAATGATCTTGAATACTTATCAAAATTGTATGATTTTGTTTTCTATACATTTCCGTTGAAGAGTACTTTAGAGCAAATATCTTCTGCAGTCAGGAGAATTCCTACCGTTTTGTTTGAAGGAACTTCCATTGATCTTCCCAATAAAATTATTTACAATGGAGATTCAGAATCATTTTTGGTAAGAAAGTCAATAATTTTTGGAAATGAGGTTCTAGAGTTATCCTCTAGAATGGAATTTACTAGGCGTGAATTAGAAACTCTATTTCCTAATTCTAAGATATTATTTCAGATGGATCTAGCTCCACACGTATCAGAAATAAAGATATCTCTGGAGCGTATAGCAGATAATGTCATTCCAATAGGAAGATATGCAAGAGTAGATAGATCTTCTCTTGCTCATGATGCAGGATCAATAGTACACGAGACTATAAATCATGTCAAATCTATCTAAGATATTCTTAGCTCAAAAGAAATACAACGAAAAGATAAGAATAGCAAATGGAGATAACGTAAAATCTTCAAAGGCTTTGTCCTACTGGACTGAGAAGTACATTTTAGGAATGGTCTCAGAATTTGATGAAGTTCTTAGAGAAATAGACTGGAAGAAACATCGTAAATCTCAATTTGTTCCTAATAGAATAAACATAGCTTATGAACTATCTGATCTAACAAAATATATTCTATCTCTATGGGAATTATGGGGATTTGAAGCTGATGATGTAATAGAATATGTTGACTTGAAGTCAAGAATTCTTGAACTTCAGTCAATGCAGGAATTCTCAGTTATTCCAGATGGAATTCCAATAGTAATAACAGATATTGATGGAACTCTAGGAGACTGGAGAACAACGTTTATAGATTGGTTACACTCTAAGGGAATAAAAAATATAATAGAGGATCCTGTTAGTTCCCTTAATTTAGATCTTGATCTTGACATGCTGTATACAGGATACTCGGATTTAAAGGAGGAATTCGAAAGCTCTGGAAAATATCGTGAAATAGCAATATATCCTGATTCAAGAGAAACTTTGGAGAGACTAAAGAATTTCTATGGAGCATACATAATATCGGTAACCGCCAGACCATCTCATATCTACCGAAGAATTTGGATGGATACCTGGATATGGATTGAGAATAATCGTCTTCCTGTTGATCAATTAAAAATAGGATCTGAGTCAAGAATCATATTGGCTCATGAACTTTCAAAAACTCATCCAGTTATTATGCTCGAAGATAATTCATCTCTCCTACTGAGAGGAGCAAATAGTGGAATCACAATTTTTGGACGAAGACAGCAGTACAACTGTGGAGTCAGTCACAGAAACTTACGACTTGTCGACTCCTTCTCGGAAGTTGAAACTTCCGAATTTTTCCCAGATCTTCAAAAATCTAATCCCAAAGAAAGCGAGTAAACCAATGGCACAAGATCAAGTTTCACCCGCAAGACTGCAAGTGTTTGATGCCGCATGTTCCGCAGGAAGAGAAATCTTCGTTGTAAAAGATGCGAAATATGATTCAGCTACAATTGCTACCGGAGTTGATGGAGCAGTTGTCGAGATTATTGGAATCTCTTCTCGTCTTCGCAAAATGGTTCACAAAGCCCCAGATCGTGGAGCTTCCCAAGCCGCTGAGATTCTTGAAATCCTCAAGGATCTTCATAACTATGCCTGCATCGCTATGATGGAGCTTTCCGATAATAACTGGGACGGAAAATAAAATGGGTAATCTTGAGTTAGGAGATGAAGTCAAGGATAGAATATCCGGATTCTCAGGAGTCATTACTGCGAAGATTGTTTATCTGTACGGATCAGATAGATTTCAAGTAACCTCAAAATCTCTTGATCCCAAAGGATCCATCAACGAACTCTGGTTTGATGGAGATCAACTTTTAATATTGAGTAAAGGAAAATAGCATGAAAATACTCGCTGGAATACCTACAAGGCTCCGATCTACAAGTGGAATAGCCGCAGATATAATGGCTGGACTCTGCGATGAAGTCCTTGTGGTTTCTCAGGGAGCTACTTGCCACTCTACCGCTAGAAATGTCATTGTTCATGAAAAGGATGTAAATTTCGGATTGATTCCAGCCAGAAATTACATCCTTGAGTATTCCATTCACAACAACTTTGATTACGTATTTGAATGCGATGATGATCTCAAATTTTCTAGGGATGTTCTTCCTCTAATGTTGAATATTCTTAGAGACAATCCTACTCTTGGAGCAATCAGCTCTGCATCCAGAGCATATTTCAACTGGGATAAAGACACGGAGTGTAACAAGAATTTCCTGTTAGCTCCGTGTCCAGCCCAACTATGGGGAATGAGAGTTGACATCGTAAATGAGCTAGGTCCTATGGATGTGGATTATCTTGAGGACAGAGAATATGGGTTGAGATTGTGGTCTAATGGATATGCAGTTGGTATGGTTCATACAACTTTAGCCGATACTCATAATCCATTTGTGTCAAGAGTAATGAAATCTGAAAGTGATGGAGGACAGGCAACTGGAGCTGTAAGATATGAAGCTCTTGGCAAGGCTATCACTACCGTTGTCAACAGATATCCAAATCTTGTAACCCTTCGTCAAAGTGAATTTGGTGCAAAAGGAAGAACATTTTCATCCAGATATAATTGGGCAAGAATGCTTGCAACGGTAAGAGAAAGATTTGGATATTCACTTGACTATAAAGATTCAAAAGGAAGAAGGCTGTAATGACTATTTTATACAATCAGATAATTTATGAAACAAAGAACGAATTTGGAGTTCAATTTGTAGATCTTCAACATCCAAAGGTTACTTGGATTGATGGAATGAAAACTCCTTTGCAAACAATCGGTAAACTTACTGAGGGATACAGTGGGATATATGAGCCTCATCAGGTTTCTGGTGGGGTTGGATTAAAAGCAGTTAAGAATCTAAATAATACTCAATTAAGAACTCCATTTGAGATGATCATGAATATCTTCTTAATTGAAAATGTTACCAGATCCTTTACTCATCAAATGGTAAGAACCCGTCATGCCTCTTATGTTCAAGAATCTATGAGATTCATTGGACACAAAAAGATATACGATATTTTAGTTGGAAGCAATATTCGGAAAGATGACATTGCATTTGATTTATATGTCAAGTCATGCCTAAACGATATCATTGTCTATGAAAAGCTAATGGATCGTGGAATAGCTGGAGAGGAAGCAAGAGATAAACTTCCTCATAGCATATTAACTTCTCTTTACATTGGTATTCCGCTTAATTCTCTTCAACATATGTATGCTCAAAGAATGTGTTGTCAAGCTCAACCTGGACAATGGCAAGTAGTTATGAGACAAATCAGAAATGAGCTGACAAGGGTGTACGGAAAATCGGTAGGAGATTTGCTTTCAGCTCCCTATGAACGAGGAGAATCATGTGGATACAAGGCTGACTTTGATCGTCCTTGTACATGGCAGAAGAATGAGCAATGAAGGATCCAGAAGTTTGCATCATAATGGGAAATGGTCCAAGTCTAAAAGACATTCCTAATAGTCTATTGGATAATTTCTATACGTTTGGATCGAATGGAATATATGAAAAATATGTTCCTGATTTCTATGTCTGCATAAATCATTTGGAAGCAGAAAGAAGAAAACTTGCCATAGCTTATCTTGACTCCATGAGATTCATAACAGAAACTTCTAATGTATATTGTGAAGTTCCTTTGAGATCAAATGGACCAGAGTTCTCTTTTGAGCCCTATAAATCAGTATGTGAAGGAAATACAGTCACCTATGTTTGTCTTCAACTTGCATATTTCTTTGGCTTCAAAACTGTATATCTTCTAGGAGTAGATCATAAATATGTTTACTCAGGAAATCCAGATGAGCAGATAGTTTGGCATGGAGAAGATGTTAATCATTTTAGTTCGTCCTACCTAAAAGATGGAGATGAATGGAATTGTCCAAACATTGAAATCTCAGAAAACTATTATAGATTAGCAAAGGATATCTTCAAAAAGGATAAGCGAAAGATAATCAATTTAACTAGAGGAACGGCTCTTACCGTATTCCCAGTAAAGGACGAAAATGTCTTATATAATCTCTCTAGATGATCTAATGAAATGCAAGGGACATCCCCTTTCTTTAGATACAGAAACTACGGGTCTTGAATGGCATCAGGGAAAGAAGATAACAGATACAGGAGTTTATTGTCCTGATCTGGGAATTAATGGAAGTGTAGTTACAACTACTGATTATGAAAGATCTTTGGTTTATCAAGCTATGCAAGAATTCGGTCCTGAAACAAATATTGTGATGCATAATGCAAAATTTGATCTGCATATGTTGAAGATGAATCCTGGAAGACAAAATCTTACCATTCTCGATACAACTGTTATGGTTCATCTTCTTGACAGCAGAAATCCAAAAGCATTGAAAAAAGTAGAACAAATATTTCTAGGAACTGATAGAAAGAAACTTCATCTTGAAGCTGCTCCTTTAAGAGCTAAAATATGGGACTGGCCAGTTGAAATGAGAGCCTCATATTGCGCCGATGACTGTTTAGTAACTTTTCAGCTAGCAGAAAAATTATATCCTGTTCTAGAAGAAGAAGGACTTTTAAACTTATTCTGGAAAGATATGAAATACATGAGAGTTCTATTTGATCAAGAAGAACGCGGAATTCTCATGGATGAAAAATTTGTAATTCAATCAGCAAATACCTTAGAAAAGCATACTGAAATCTTATCTCAACAATTATTCGATTCCTGCGGAAGAACCTTTAATTGGAAAAGTCCTCAGCAACTTAGTTTGGCAATTTATGATGGATTAGGAATACCAAAACCTAAGAATCCATTCCTAAGTGCTGATGGAATTGATCATTCGAGATTTGCTGACTCCGGTAAATACAAATCCACCTGTACGAGTACATTCCTTCTTACCGAGAAAGTTCATCATCCTCTTGGAGAGTTAATCTCATCTTTAAGAGAGACGGAAAAGTTAAGAAAAACTTATATAAAATGGTTAGAGCTTTGTGATGACAATTGTGTTCTTCACACTAACTTTAATCAAACTGGAACTAGAACCGGTAGACTATCTAGTTCAAAGCCCAATCTTCAAAATATTGCGTCAAATGTTCGTGGAAGATTTACACAATCAGTATTTACTGGCAACATAGCCAGAACTGATGAATACAATTTAAGAAAAGCAATCATTCCGAGACCAGGAAATATATTCCTATCTGTTGATTATAAACAAATGGAAATGAGGATGTTTGGAATTCTTTCCAAAGATCCTTTTATGCTTGATGCTCTTTTGGCAGGTAAAGATGTTCATCTTGAAATCGCAATAAAAGTTTGGGGAGACTGCGGTTATGAAGCTAACATGATTCATAGAGAGTGGTCAAAGACAATTTCATTTGGATTAATCTATGGTATGACTCTTGGCTCTCTGCAATTTAAACTTAATATGACGAAACTTCAAGCTGCCAAAGTAACCGATCAATATTGGGCTCAATTTCCAAGAATTAAACCTTGGATGCAAGAAATCATTGAGTCTTGTAAGATAAATGGATATCTTAGATACTGGAGTGGAAGACTCTGGAGAGAAGATAATCCTATTGATATGTACAAAGGATGTAATGCAATGATTCAGGGAGGATGTGCAGATCTTCTATCAATAGCCGCTATGAGAGTTGATGACTGGTGTAAGTCAATGGGAGAAAGATTTAATCTGGTAAATTTAGTTCATGATGAGACCATAACTGAACTCCCAATAAATGAGCTACTTACTTCTGCAAGAAGCATAAGCAAAATAATGGAAGTTCAAGACTTAATGGGAATTCCATTTGCAACTGATTGTAAAGTTGGAAATTCTTATGGAGATATGGTAAAATTAGACAAGAATCTTTTAGCTGATCCCTTAAGAACAAGAGTAACCCATCAAGAATTAGTAGAACTCGAGCATAGTAAACATCCAGAAGAAGTTGATACTCCAGAAGATATTCCAGAGGACTCAGAGGAAGACGATGAGAGTGAGGATTAATGGTAGTCTGTCCTTTCTGTCTTTCTATCTATATGAGCGAAGTTGAAGAAGGCGATACCTGTCCTAACTGTGAAGTAGGAGAGGTTATGGAATATGAGGAATATAAACTTCGTCTAAGTGCTTCATTTATGGATTATATCTCAAAAGATCGAGGAACTGATGACGGAAAATGACAGCATAGCTCAGAAATTGTTAGATATATTCGGGGGAAATCCTTGGCACGCTAAGTCTGACACAGCACCCAATGGAGATAGGTTCTATTCACCGGTAGAACAACCTCTTACCGTTGAACTAATTCAGGATCATATCAATGGAATAGTAACTCTTGGATCATATCATCTTCTTAAAGGCTCAGAGACTGTAAAATGGCTTGGATTTGATGTAGATGCAAAAGATGATATTCCAGCCTCTAGGGATATTGTTACTAAATTGACAAGAGTATTAAGCTCAGTTCCTTATTGTGTAGAATTCTCTGGAGGAAAAGGATATCATGTTTTGATATTCCTAAAAGAGCCGATGGAGGCTTCCAAAGCAAAGAAGGTAGTTGACTGGATTAGAGAGAAAGAGGGATTTGCTGTTTCTGGAGCAGTTCATGTAGAATGCTTTCCCAAACAAACCTCTCTTCCGAAGGGTCATCCAAAGGGAAATCTTTTAAAGATTCCACTCGGTCTTCATCCAAGAACTCATGAAAGATCAAGATTTGTAGATCCATTTAATGGTTGGGAAAATGGACCTCTTCTCGATGAATCATCTATACTTTCATACAGAGCCGACAATGAAGACGTCTTATGCTTGATCGAAGAGGAACCTCCAGCTGATGCTCAATTAGTAAAATTGATGGCTAGTAATTGGGGAAATGGAAAAAGTCATGACTTGAGTTTATACCTATCCGGATTCTTAGCTCATGAAAATTGGGGTATGGATCAGGTCAAAACATTGATGACTCAAATATGTGAAGCCGCTGGAGATACTGATGTGTATAATAGAACAGAAAGTGTTGAATATACATTTCAGAAGCACAAAGAAGGAAAGAGTATCCGAGGAAGACAAGGTCTTGGAGAAATGCTTCCGGTATCGGTCATGCAGAAGCTTACCGAACTCGTCTCAAAACTAAAAGCTCCAGACTCGGTAGGACAAATTGACGACATCAGATTCACAAAGGGTCGCCCTCCTATTGAAAATGCTAGATTGGCTAGTAGCACGATTTGGTCGATGCTCAACGACGATGGTTGCAAGCTATTTCAAACAGATCAGAACTATGCCTATTGGTATGACTCCAATGATCATTCAGTTACAGAAGAGGGCTCTGAAATGTGGAGAGCCATTCTCAACAAAAGATTTGGAATGAATCCAGCAGATCCATTTAGCAAGCTTGTATTTCTTGAGTTAAGATTGAGAATACTTCGTGAGGCACCAATTGTTCAAGTTCAAAATAGAACATTTTGGCAGGAGAATCCGGCTAGATTGTATGTAAATCTGGGAGGACCAGAAGTATATATTTTGGATGGAGAAACTATTGAAACTGCTTACAATGGTGAATGTGGACATATGTTCGTAACTAATCCTAACAAACGATTCATAATTCCAGATTTTGAGTCCGCTCCCATAAATGCTTGGGATTATCTCGTGAATGATGTTTCATTTACAATGTCCTCTGATGCTCCAGCAAAACCGGAAGAGCAACGTGAACTATTCAAAGCATGGCTTCTAGCATTTTTCTTCCAAGAGTTACTTCCTACTAAACCTATTCTTGCCATGTTGGGAGAAGCTGGATCTGGAAAGACTACTGCAATTAGAAGAGTTCTTAGAATCTATGAAGATCCGGATTCAGATGTTCTGGGTATCCCTACCGATAAACAAGATGCCTTCAGAGCAAGCATAGCAAGTCATCGTCTTCTAGTTCTTGATAATCTTGAAAAGTCAGGAGCTTACTGGATGATAGATATGTTGAATAAGTTGGCAACTGGTAACTCAATAGAATTAAGAGAGCTCTATAAAACCAACGTCAAGCATGTTATTAATCCAAAGTGTTTCGTGGCTTGTACCGCAGTCAATATGCCATTCAGTGACGAGACTCTTTTCAGTAGGCTCTTGGTTCTTGAGATGCAGAAGGTAGACGAACCACTTGCCGAACATGAGATGCAAACAAGAATTAAAGAGAATCATTCAAAAATATGGGCCGATTTGTTACGAAAATTGAATGACATCATAAAGACCCTGATTGAGAATCCTAAAGTAAAAACACCAACCAAAAGTCGTCTTGTTGACTTCACAGTATTTTGTGCCAGAATAGAGCATAGTACGGTAGTGGATGGAAGAGCTCTTAATCTTGGTCTTCTTTCTATGGTTGATAGTCAGTTGAGACAATTGAAAGAAAGTTCTCAAGCAATATCTTTAATTGAAGAGTGGATATCTTCAAGATCCAATGAGGCTTCAGAGTGGCATACTTATCAGGAACTATTTGTTATTCTTCAAATGATGGCTCAGTCAAGAAGAGTTGATTTCAAGTGGAAGAATCCGGTAGGACTGGGTCGTCATCTTATGACTCTTCAAGATAGACTTCGTCAGGATTTTGGAGCAGAATTTGAAGTGTCTGTTCAAGGGGATAAAGAGATATCCAAGTTGAGATTCAGGACAATGATGTAGTTCTTTATTTGTTTTGCATAGGTATAAATACAGCCATGCTGTAAAATAAACACAAAATTGAACGTTGTGGTGGCATGGTTTTATTCTAAAAGTTAGTTATGTACGGCCAAACCTAAAGGAGTCATCAAATGTTAGTGATTTCTTATTCCTCAAATCAAGGTTATCTTAATATGGTAAACAGACTCTACCGAATATGCGGTGAATGGAAAATTCCATTCAAAGCTTATGACAGACAATGGCTTGAGAATACTGATTTCTACAAACGTAATCAGGAAATTTTGGATATTCCAAAAGGAAATGGTCTTTGGGCATGGAAACCATACATAATCATGAATGCCTTAAATTATGATGATGATGTTATATATCTTGATTCCTCAGTTCTTCCTATCAATAAAGAATCATTTGCAAAGATAATGAAGGAAACTTGTTTTGTTTCTTCTTCAGAAACTTCTTATCCTCATAAACTATGGACCAAACGATCTTGTTTTGTTGGAATGGATTGTGATGAAATTACATATTGGAGTTTGAATCAAGTATGGGCTGGAGTTGTAACAGCAAGATATAATGGAATGGGTATCATCTCTGACTGGCTTGAATTGTGTACCATAAGAGATGTAATATCCGATGATCCCTGTGAGAATAATTTTATTGGATTTATGGAGCATAGACATGATCAGAGTATTCTTACAAATCTTTTGAAGAAATACGATCAACCTTTGTTTGATGGTGGCTCGTTTCGAGATGTAGTAGACTATGAGGCTAAATGAATAATATTCAATTTGGTCAAATGGTTGTAATTGGTTTTCAAATATGCTATTATTAGTTATGCCCAAAACTAATTGGAATACGAGGAAATAATTAAGTGACAACCTTCGATGATATTGCTCAGATAGCAAATTCTCTGGAAGAATTCTTTGCAAGTGCAGGAATTCAACTGGAACAGTCACTCAAGGCTTTGTTCACTAATCCTTCCTCTTTCTGGGATCAATGGCGAGATCTCCTCAATGACTTAGCCAATGTATGCGACACTTTATCGGTTTATATCTTACAATTGGAAGCAAAGAGAAAACTTCGCCAATCTGGTCAACGTGCTCGCCAGATTCAATCCATCAAATTATCTAATAGACTCATAAGGATAAGAAGTCCTGCTGTTTAGGAATATTCAAAATGAGAGAGCACAAACTTTGAGATTAGTGTAAAAATATGGATAAGGTGGGAGCTCAACGACGGTTGGGCTTCCACTAGGATTACGAAATGATCAAGCTCTGGTAGCTCAATGGATAGAGCATCGGCCTTCTAAGCCGTTGGTTGTGGGTTCGAGTCCCACTCGGAGCACTCGGAGGAACCAAAATGGATTATATGTCGTTAATGGGAAGTGGAATGGATGGAACTGAACTTATTCATCTTGAGGCTCAGGTAGAACATGATAGGAATACATCATCGTATTTGAATAATGTCAGTAAAGAATCCAAATCAAAACAAAGTAAGAAGAAAAAAGAGAAAAAGGAAGAAAAGAGTAGGAAATAAAATTGTGTCCGTAGCTCAGTGGTAAGAGCAGTTCCCTCATAAGGAATGGGTCAAGAGTTCGACTCTCTTCGGACACACTAAGGAGAAAAAAATGGATACTTCAAAATTCGATCCTTCAAAGATAAACATTTTCGTAAAGAACAGATCTAGGACATCCTCAATAACTGGATCATGTCTGATAACAGTTTTCTTTTGTGTGCTAAGACTGTTTAGAGTAATAGATTGGAGTTGGTGGTGGGTGATATCTCCAATCATTATTCAAGTCTTTTTTGGAACTTTTGTACTCTTTATACGAGATAACGCTAGAAGATTAAAAGGAGATGATTAGTGGATATTTTCAAGCCTATACAGGATTATATTGAATTCAGAAAAACTATTCCTGAACTAAAAGTATGGTGTAAAGAAAATAATCTTGACGAAAGAAAAACCATCCATGAGATATGGAAGATGTTTCTATACAAGTCCATAATAGCAAGAATGGTTTCTAATCTAACCAAGAATGGTACAGATAATTGTGCCGTCGTATTGCTTTCAACTCTTTTATGTGGAGTAAACACCATTACAGAAAATGAAAATCCAGAATACTCCTGGAGAGCTCTGGATGAGATTACCCAAATCTATAGAGACATGATCAATGAAACAGGAACTCCATCTGAACAATTTGAGTTGATGGTAAAATCAGCAACCCAATAGATCGGAGATATCATGCCTTACAAAGTTAGACAAAAAGATAATGGAAAATGGGAAGTATACAATCCCGACACAGGAAAAGTATATGGAACTCATGACTCAGAAAAAGATGCAGAAGATCAGAAAAAAGCTCTTTATGCAAATGCCGATCCTGAAAACGAGACAATTCATGTCAGAAAGAAGTCTTTATGATAACTCTAGATATGTCCAATGCAGTATGCTTTGATACCGAGACATCAGGTCTTGATGGAAATGCTGAGATATGTGAAATAAGCGTTCTCGATGTTGTTACCGAGGAAGTCTTATTTTCTCATGTTATCAAGACTTCAAAGCTGATGTCTCCTGAGGTAGTAGCAATTCATGGAATAACCAATGAAATGTCTCAAGCAGAGAAGCCGATAACTTATTGGTGGAAATTCTTGGCTGGAAATATCTTATCCAAAAAGATTCTTATCGGATACAACGTATTCTTCGATATCAGAATGATTTTTCAATCTTATTCTGCATGGCTTCCAAATGAATCTTATTACATGAGCTCGTTGGGAGCGCTCGACATTGTTCAAGTATATGATCAAGTTATGAAACCTCCAAAGCATAAACATCTAAATGAAGCTTGTGAGAGTCTTGGAGTAATTCTTCCAGAAGGAAAATTTCATGGATCTGCATTTGATAGTCTAGCAACCATTCGTCTATACAAAAAATTAATGGAAGTTGGACGAGAATAGACTATGCAGTTATTCTATTGGAATAATGTCCTAAAAGATAAACCGCCTTTGAAAGAAGGATCAAATCAAGACTCGGTAGAAGTTCTCGTTACTCTTTCAACAGGAGAAGTAAAAACTGATACATATTCTCATAAATACAATATGTGGATTACCTGGGGAACAAAGGTTACTCATTGGGGATTCAAACCCAATCCAGCAGATGGAGAGAATGAATGAAAGCTGAAGAATATGCTAAACAATTTATTGATGGAAGAAGAACTCATAGAGATCCTGTTATAGTTCTTAAGTTGATATTTAAGCAGATGATTCGTGAAGCTAACATTAAAATAAGAAAGAAAAAATGTAAGAATCCCGTGGAAGTTGCTGAGATATTTGAAGAACAATCAAATAAATGGCAGGATATGTGTGTTTATTTGATCAAGTATCCAATTAATAAAAATGGATTTATTGCATGGTTGAAAGATCTTCAGCCAAATTTGTATTTTTCTCTTGTTGCTAACGGACTAACTCCGTTATCCGACGATAAACCCTTGGAAACAATTGAAGAAAGGATTGAAGATGTCTCCAGAAAAAATTGATATGACCCCCTTCAAATATGACATGAAGGATATGGATTTCGATAACATAAATCTATCAGAATATGATATCTGTGATCCGAAATTTGATGGATGGTTCACATTAGTTAGAATTTCCAAAGGTCGTGGATTTGTCATAACCTCAGGAGGAGAGGAAAAGCTTCAGTTCGACATAGCTCTTCCTGACTGCTTGCTAATATGTGAATGGATCCATGGAACGAACTGGGCTCAAACTAACAAAGCCAAGGAAAAATTTGTTGCTCATGACTGTCTTGAATTCGAGGGAAAAGATATACGCTCTGATCCTCGTTGGGTTAGATTTGATTGGCTAATATATCTTGAGAAATTTGCTGATTTTGGCTCCAGATTCATACGAATTCTGGAGACACCCTCATATGACTGGACAAAGCTATGGGAAATTTGTGTCATCAACTCAGGATTTGAGGGAATAGTATTCAAAAACTCAAATGCTCCATTTAATCCCTCAAGTGGTCAAGCAAGACTCAAAAAGATAGCTACAATGAATTATGTTCTCTCTGATTTCAAAGAGGGAACAGGTAGACTGGAAGGAACTCTTGGAGCCATAGAGGGATCCCTTGTGATTGACAATAAACTGGTCAAGGTCTGTACCGTTGGTGGTGGTTTCAGTGATGACCTCAGAGACGAAATCTGGTTTAACAAAGAGCAATACATCGGTAAGGTCTTTGAAGCTCGTGGAAAGATTCTGTTTACCAGTGGCGCTCTTCGTCATCCTGCATTTACAAAATGGAGAGATGATGTAGATCCTAAAGAATGTACTCTTAGGAGTGTATAATGACTATAACCGAACATGATATAAGATCCCTTGATGATATTGCCATAATAAATGAATTGATTGAAGCGTATGTATTCAAGGGAGAAAGAGCTTCTGATGACATTACAAAAAGGGAATTGGTCAGAAGAGATGGAAAGATAATCAATCCAAGAAATTTTTGCGACGATGAGGAAATGGTAGGAAAACTTATGTTCTCATGGGCTAGGAAGGCTCATACATTTTCTATCAAACATGACATATTTTCTGATATTCCTTTTACCGTTAAGAGCTCAAAAGGATTTACTCATTCTGCTCATCATCTTGGAAGAGCTTTATGCAAAGTTATTCTTATGGAGCTCTTAGTAGATGGAAAATAACTGGATTGGTGGAATAGGTGACAGAAGAGTAATTTCTGTAGACACTAGAAAAATATTCTCGTGTCCTGAAGCTGTTGCCTATTCCATAAATTTTAATGATCCCAATCAAAAAGAAGTTAGCATCAAAGAAGAGGATATCATTGTAAACTGTAATAGATATTCAAAAACAATCTTCAATGGTTTAAAATTTGAATGGTATAATCAATTTCTACTTGATAACAACTTAAAAGATTTCAGTTCTCCAGCTGAATTTGTAAAAATAGTAATACCTGAATCTAACAGAACCAGGGCAATTAATTCCGGTCAAGGTCCCAAGAAATATTATGATGATGTTAGAAAGATTTACAGAGCCATAAAGAAGACTTATCTCATCAATCCTGCAATCATAGGAATTTCTTTTACAATTCCAAGATTTCTAGAAGTAATAGGAATAGAAAAGAAATCATCAGCGGCATTTTCGAAACATTTTAGAATCTATGAAGAGGAGTACATAAATTTATTCAAAGCAGAATTTTCTACCCAATTTTCCAAAAAGGCTAAAAGGGAAATTCTATCCATAAAACTTAATGAGTTCAAAAATATAGGAACGAATCCAGATGTTGATGCAGATTGGGATATTATAAGATATTTTAGTAGGCATGATGATGCTGAATCTGCCTACCTTAAAGGAAAAAGAAATGTAAGTCATCCAGTCATTCGTATAGAAGATCAAAGGATATTCGGATCAATATCTACAGCCGCAAGAATGACATCCATAGAAAAGCAAAAAATAGTCTGGTGTTGTGAAGGAGATATTCCTTATTGTAAGAAATGGGCTTCTAGATTCACATTCAGATACGTAAAATTTATTCAGGAGATAAAATGACCTCTACATATGACATGGCTGTAAAAGAAAATGAGATAAAATCCCAACTTGAATCGACGAATAAACTTATCAATCTTTTTGGGGATATTCTATCCATTCTCACTGACAAGAAACTCTATCTTGAAAAAGAACTGAAAAATATTGGAAAAAATTGTTCACAAGTTCCCATTGACTTTGATTCTCTTTCTATTGTAAAATTAATGCAACTTCTTACCATGGTAGAAGACGATGAGTCTATAGCCAAAATTCAATCCCTTATTCACTCGGTGAGATCATGACAACATGCATAAAGTGCGGAAAAGAATTTGAAGGAGAAATTCCTGGAACAAGAAGAACTACTGTAAATATTCGCAATGGAAGATCTGTACTTTCCACTACCGTATCCGAGATATGTCCTGAATGCACTAGAACAAAACAGGTAGGAATTGTAATCGAGAAGATTAATCCAGCTGATGACGGCGATGTGATTCGTGAGAGGTAAGAGATGTCAACAGCAATAAGTCTTGAGAGAGAAAAACTTCCTTTGTGTCCCAAATGTGGAGCAAAGATGAGACTAGTGTCCGGTAAGAGAGGCAAATTCTATGGATGTACCTATTTCCCTGAATGCAATGGAACTAGACCTCACGAATCAGAAATAAACGATGGAATAAACTATGATGAGGACGAAGAAGAATGCTTTAGAGCGGATTATTTTGGATAGACTATTATGAGAACTTGTATAAGATGTGGTAGTACTCCGGTAAATACAACTGATGGTGAAGTCACATGTTCCAAACAGACATGTCCAGAATCACGAATATCCTTTACCATTGAGGAATGGGAAAATTTCAAATCAACTCCTATTCATGATCTTCTTCCTATGCTTGAGGAATTAATGAATTCTGAAATGATAACTCTATCCTTTTTGAATGAATTTTCTTCAGGAAATTTAGCAAAAATAAATGGAATGTGCCTTCCGATGTTTATTATATCTCAAGTTTCAAATGTCGTTATGCAGAAAAGTCGTTTGGAAACTATAATTGCATGGATCAAAAATGAATAAAATACAAATTCTTTATTTGTTTTGCATAGGTGTAAATATAGCCATGTACCCCGTAGCGACTAAAAATGAACGTTGTAGCAAGGCTAATTTACTCTAAATTAGGTGGTTTTAGGCCATACAAGGCAGTTGAATGTGAAAAAAGAAAGATCTTGTAGACTTCGGTTATTACAGTGCTTCATCGATTCTTCTCCTCTAGTATGGAAGGAAGATGAATGTGGAAATGGATACGATCCTCAAACTAAGTCTGTGGTTGAGTCCTGGAGAAATGTAGATGACATATTAAAAGGATTGCGCTATCAGGAAGTAATATCTAAATTTTACACCGAAAAATGTTTACTTGTTGACTTCTGGTATCTAACAAAAACTACAACATTCACTCCAGGAGCTAATAGAAATTGTCCAACAGCTATGGATGTGGAAGGAAGAACATTATTTCAAATAGTATTTCAATCTCTTCTTGATCTTAAGTCTGGAAGACCATGCGATTTGGGAATATGGAAGAAAGACTTTAGTCCTGACTTCGACAACTGCACTTATTCCTATCATATATGCTGGAACGACGCCGAGGATTATCTTCACAATCTCCCTACCGAGGCTGAATCTTACATGGGATTATCAAATGGATATCTGAATGGACTAATTACAGAAATAAAAAAGGATAGAATATTTAAAATTCCATCCTTTATTTTGGATAATCATGACTCTCAAAACATAGAGTCAAATTGCTTGATTACTTCTTCTTGATTTACTTGAGCAGGGGTTAGAACAACCCTGTATATTATTCCTCCCTGTTCTACAAATTCCCATTTGAAAACATAATCATCTCCATAATCAAATTCTCCTGGAGACTGATAACGTGGAACTTTCAGCATTCTAATATTTCCACGTTTATTATCGATGACGATACATTTAGTACCATCTTTGAGAGTAACTTCTGCGTCCTTCTTTACCTCATTAGAGATAATGGTTGGAAAGCTATCTTTATCAGACATTTCATCTCCTACTTGTGCATGAATATAATTTTCGATTCACTACAATAAGATGAGGTTATTGCTCTAACCAATTCTTCATTTGGGGTATTTGTATACAGAATTATAAATTCTGCTTTTGATTGCTGAAGAAGATTAGGAAGTAATCTATCCAAATCCATTAATACATCATGAGTTTCTTCGCTCGAAATATGATATCCAACTTTACTTCCTATACTTTGAACGAGAAGAAGAGGAACATTATCTCCAATTAGAATAACCTCACAACGTCTATGAATAATTAAGGATTCCAGTACCATTGATTTATGAACAGGACCAATCAATTCTAGCATTTTATCTCCCTTTGTAAATAGGATCCCACGGACCCATATCATTGAATCTTAATTCAAGTGTTTCGGTAGCGTTCTGCATCATGAGAGCAAGTCTGTGCTTGCATACGAATAATCCTCTTTGAGATGAATCAGGACAAGTGCAGGAAGTCATAGTAGTATAGTACTTATTCACATAGTCCTTTGTCATCAAAATACCAAGAGCTTTGTTTACTCTCTGAAGATTGATGCTCTTTACCGTTTTTGAATCTTGTCTAAAAATATTATACATGTGAAATATTGAGCTTTTATTCATATTTGCCTCTTTTAGGCTTTATTTCTCTTTTAGAAAAAGGGGTATCCCGAGATACCCCTTTCAAAACTACAGAATCATTCTAGAAGTTTATCCCTGCCAGGGAGGTGACTTCTTTTTGATTTGAACTGCTGTTTCTTTCTGCTCACCATCTGCAGGTTTTTCTTTCTTTGCACGGCCTTTGTGAGCCGCTTTATGGTACTCCGGATCGTTGAGCAGAGCAAAGCCGTCGGTTAAGATTTTTTCAGATGCGAATTTGCGACCACCAACATAGACAACCTGGAAAATTGGATCCCAGGCTTCGCCTATACTGCGGTCTCCACCCATGGCAGTGCAGATGCGGGAAACTTTGATACCAGCGTCACGTGCGGCTTTTACGATTACAGCCATGCCAACGAAACCGGCTGGAACTTCAGCCACAGTCATGGAGGCCAATTTAGCCGCCCATTGTTCGGCATTCAAACCTTTGCGGAAGCGTGGTTCTTTGGGGGTTTTCGGAAGTTTCACGACTTTTGTTTCTGGAACTTTGTCAAGCAAGGTACTTTCATCAGTCATTGCATTTTCTCCTTTTTAGATATGCGGGGCAGGATGCCCCAATTGGTTATTTGTAGATATAGTATAGCATAAATGAACCCGTTCTGCAAGCCCAAATTTAATCAATTTTGGTATCAGTTTTGTACCTAATTATTTCTTGGACATGAATATAAATCTGAGCTGAGATTCCTGTTACTCGTTTGGATGTCAAACTCATTTTGATAAGAATTTCTGAGGACTTATTAATTCTTGACTTCCATCCCCGAATTGAAGTAGATGCAGAATGCAAAGATCTATTCAATTCTGGAGCAGAATCTTCTAATATATCTACTTTTATCCAATCTCCATTCTTTGATTCAAGAATTAGTTTGAATAGATCATCATACTTAGATACTCCAGAGGTATGCAAATCCTTTGGAGGACTCATTACTCTGGAAAATTGTAATTGTGCCATTATCATTCCTCCTTTCCATAAGATTCAGCTTCTTCCATATTTTCTTCTCCATGAACCATGCAAGGAGCAAGAATTTCATTAGTGAAAAGATTTCTTGGAATATCTTCTCCTTCTTCAAACCAGATTAGATATCTTAGATCATCTTCTCCATAGTGTTGAACTTCCCAGAACCATTCTAGACATTTTGCTCTATTTTCAAATATTTTCTCCTTTGTTTTATGTTTCTTGTCCATAAGAAATTGTAGATCTTCTGAGTCAAGTCCTACTCCACCTTTCTTACGTGCGACATATCCACTACCGTTCATACACATCTCCATCCCTGTTCATCAATAGCAACTCCACAATTAGGGCAAATATATGTGATAGGAACCAATAATAGCTTCTCAGTCTTTTCTGGATCAATTACTGTTAAACATTCTTCACAATGAACCTCATTGGTCAAATAATCCAATCTAATCTTTTCTTGAGTATTCCCAATCTCCATAAACATTGAATTAATCCTCCAGTGTTCCCATCAATATAGAAGATAAGATATCTATTTTATCTATGATATCTTTGCTGGTAAGAGTCATAAGAGATTGCCATGTGCTACAAAACTCGGTAGAATGTCTGTATTCGGTAAGATGAGCAAGTTCGTGACAACAGGATGTCCATAGAGAAACTACCGCTGACTTTGGATCTCTGCTATCCGCTAGAATGTTTTCTGGATTAATCTGAAAGAAGGGAAGACTAGTAGAGGTATCTATGCTGGATACTATCTCTTTATCTCCTATAAAACCGGTTCCAAAAACATTTCCTTCTGGAACAATTGTTTTTAGGAGAGTGTTCCATATACATAGAAGATTAGAATCACGAATTATGCTACTTTCTTTTACCTCATAATTTGTAATCATTAGAATTGAGCTTTCAGCTCCTTCTTTTATGTATTCTTGTAATTGCTCAGTAGCTTTTTCTCTTTCTGCAATTACAGATCCAATAAATTTCTGAATTCGCTCAAAGTCCTGATTGGCAATTCCATCCGATTCTATTCCATTAGTTGGAAATTTTGTTCTTTCTCCAACAAGAACATATCCAGGAACAATTCTTGTTCTATCAGGAAGAATTAATCTCTTTACATGAAGATCCGTAGATGATCCCTCTCCTTCAAACGTCCGAAGCCAGGTCATTATCTCGGTTTGAATTGTGTCTGTTAATTTCTCTCTAGATACAGTAAGAGGATAATTTTTAGATTCTGGATCTTCATCCGTATAGACATCAATTATTAGATTTGATTCTCTTGCATCTCCATAGCAACTTATTTGAAATTGAGTTAGACCATTGAGCCTAACAAAATTTCGTCCAACTATTCTACCGGAATAGGTATCAATTTTCCCAATTCCTAATCCAATCCAACCTATTCCTTTTTGCATTTCCATTAACTCTTCATGCAATCCTGCATGAAAGTCTTCAAAATGTATTCCATTAGAGGAATCAATCTTCAAACAAATATCAATTTCTGATGTATAAATCCATCTGATGGCATCTTCTAAGTGCCATGAATAGGTTAACTCGTCTAGCTGAACTGTTACTCTTGTTCCTTCTCTTTGAGTATTCAATTCTCTGATATCATTTCCTTCCATCATATCATTGAAATCAAATTCCCAGGATAAAGTTTCTACTTTCCAATAAATTCCACTCATGATTGCGGCTTTGGCAATTCCAAAGCCACCAACGGATGATGTTCCTCTCTTGTTGGTTCCTCCAAGACAAAGGAAATCGTTTACAATTTCATCTGGACTCATACCACATCCATTGTCATCACAAATTATTGTGACTTCACGATTATTGGATTGATTGATCGTTATAGAAATCCTTGGTTCAACCCCTGCCCTTCTACAGGCATCAATTGAATTTTGCAGAAGTTCACGAACTATGATCGGTACAGGATGGTTGGAATATAACTTCCTTCCAAGCATAGCAATCAATTTTGGATCAATACTGGTTTGTACTTTCATGCTAGTTACACCTCTCTTTTATAAGATTTTATAACTTCTAGTTAAATCGTATCTATTTCTGATCAAGTAATATTTCTGCTTCTTTGTTTAACCTTTCAAGATCTGATTCTTGAACGTACTCTCCACCTCTGATCAGGCAATCTCCATGAATATGGCTATCATCTCTTAGCCATACGCCATCAATTTTGAGAGTAATATCATGTATTCCAAGATGCAAATATGGATACAATCTTTGAAGACGAAGTTGTTCTCCATATATTGCATTAAATTGAAACATAAGTTGTTCCATTTCCAAAGACAGCGGAAAACCAATGCTATCATAAGTCTCAAATAATGAAGTCTTTACAACAAATCTTCCTTCATCTCGAATCCCTCTGCTTAGAGATTTGTACTTTTCTTGAGATACAAATTCAGTTCGTGGTTGTAGTACAAGATTTGGAAACTTTTTCTCAAACTGTTCCTTTGTTGCTATCATTTTTTTCTCCTTTTCGAGTATGATTATTCTTTCAGGTCATTTTACGGCATTTTTAGTCGTTTTTACATTTAAAACAAATCTATTTTGCAATTTGAAGATTTTTTTCATGTCTACACTTTTGACATGCAAATTCCTTTTGGAAAAAATTACCCGGAACCCGTACTGTGCGGATATAATTCATTGAAAAGTGCTCTTTGCAGAACCAGCATTGACCTCTACCGCCTTCATTACTTTCCTTAGCCCATTGGTGAATTTTGTCCATTGGGATAAGTCTTCGTGATTTAGGTTTTGGGTGGGGATCCTTTGGTTCTAGACCACCTTGACTTGGTGATGCGGCTGAGTGCCAACTTATGTGTGGAATATTAGCCTGGGGTGTCATTTGTACAACCTTTCTATGCTATGCTTTTCTTTGTACATATATTATAGCATATTGGAATAACAAATACAATCAAAATATAATAATGAATAGCTATCATTAGCTTGTATTTAGCCCTCAAATATGTTACAATATAAGGTATACAAGGAATAGCCTAAAGGAGGCTAAGGTATGGATATAAAAGTAAAAATCAGCATTGATGGATGCAACTTCGGAACTCTAAAGATATCCAGACTCGAATGTGGAAGTGGAATACATACTTATTCATTCAGACCTGCATTATTCATCAAAAGTATACTTAACTTTGAGGATCTAAAAAAAGAGATTATTTCTTCAATCCAATTTGTTTGCTCTGAGATATTGGAGAAGACAAGTGAAGAATAAATGGGATGAATCTTCAAAGAGAAAGAAAGCTATATTCAAACTCATGGTAAAAAATCTCTATTCTTAGAGGACATGACTTGTGTATAGATTGGCCTGTTCTAATGGCTATTTGCAAGAAATGTGGAAAACCTATGCATATAGACATTGACTTTGGAGATGTCTATGATGAGCAAACATCCAAGGATTGCAAATTCAAAAATAAAGAGGAGAATACAGATGGGACTGAAATCTGATTCATGGATTCGAAAGATGGCATTAGAGAAAGAGATGATCAAGCCCTTCTCTGAAACACAGGTAAGTGATGATATTATTTCTTATGGTTTATCATCTTATGGATATGATGTAAGATTGGCAATGGAGTTCAAGATATTTACCAATGTACTTGAAACATCCATTGATCCAAAGAACTTCTCAAACAAACTCTTCATTGACAGCGTTGGAGACTTCTGCTGGATTCCTCCTAATTCTATTGTACTCGGAAAAACAGTTGAGTACTTTAAGATTCCAAGAAATGTTCTTACTCTATGTATAGGGAAGAGCACTTATGCAAGATGTGGTATATTCGTAAACGTAACACCATTCGAACCAGAGTGGGAAGGACACGTCACCATCGAGATCTCAAATTTGACTCCTCTACCGGTAAAGGTCTATGCTGGAGAGGGAATCGCCCAGATCATCTTCTTTGAAGGTGATGATCAATGTGAAGTAACTTACGCAGATCGCAAAGGTAAGTATCAAGGTCAGAAAAATATTGTTCTTCCAAGATTAAAACCTTCTGGATCATTTTAATTCAATTTGTTGTATTATGTTTTCATTAGTGGTACACTGTAATTAGAATTCAATTTACAAAGGAGAAACGAATGCCTCTATTCTATAATAAAACTTTCACTGGTCATTATCCAGTTGGTACTTCAGCCTTGGTGATAGCTCCTACTGTTGAAGAAGCAACTAATATGCTAAATCAGAAACTTGCTAACATTGGTCTTCCTCAAAAAGTAGAGAGCAAGGATATGATTTATGTTAGTCATAAATCTCAGGTAATAATTCTGAATGATGGAGAGTACTAGGTATGAAGTGGTGGGAACATCTTGTTATTATACTTCTGGCTATTGTTCTTTTCGTAGGAGTATTTATAGTATGTTTTCTGATCATCTGAAGCTTATAGAACTTTGCGTCAAAGCATTCTTTGGAATAATCGGTTGCTTTTCTGGAGGATTGATGGTTCTATTTGCAGTCATATACGGATTTGAATGTCTCAAAAGGAGAATACGTAATGGACACAATTCGCGTTCTAAGAATTCTTGAATATGTTGGTCCTAGAGATAAAGTAGAGGACACCCTCAAAAGATGCAATGTTCCAATAAATGGATCTAGAGGATACGGAGATTGTGGAGTAACTATTCATTCCGTAATTCTAGAAGGATTTGCAGAAGTTATATCACCGATCAAAACATGCGAAGGAAATACTGATGAGATATCCAAAAGCAATCCAAAGTAAGATTGATGTTCTGGATACATATTCAATTGATGAGACCTTAAAATCATTTCATATTCTTCATATGTATCCTGGAAAATTAGCCTATCCCAATGGATATTATGACTCGAGATTTTTTACTCTGTGGGGATTCAACTTAGATTATAAGAAAAAAAGAAATCTTGGAACGCATGATTCTATTGAACTTTGGGAATCTGAAACTAAGAATCAAGCAAAAGTATCCCTAATTCGTATATTTGCAGATGGATCTACAATTGTCAGATTCGTAGCTCCTGTAAGTTTAGAGTTAGGTCAAGCAGTATCTGTATTTGGATCTTCATCAATTATTTCTTTGACAAGAAGTACCGAGTTCTCATTATCTTCTTATAATATGGATCTTGAAGCTGCTGATAAAAGATTCAAGAATCTTCAAAGAGATCCTAACAAAGAATACGTAATTGCTCTAAACAATGTTATGTATGAAGATTATCTTGTGCATTTCAAAAAGAACAGAACTACTTCTATATGGCTTCGAAGCATAGAGCAACTAAAGGGATTATCTCATGACACAAGAATAATCTTGTATACTTCATACAAAGAAAGTTCAATATGGAAAAATCCAGTAAATAGATCATATTTAAACTTATTCCCAAAAGAAGAAATTCATAGTCCAAATGAGTATGGAGAATAAAATGAAGTATCCAGGAGAAGAATTTGCAAATGAGCATGGTTATACCCTCCATAGTCATAATGAAGCAAAAACTCATATAGACTTCGTGAAATCAGTCAATCCAGAATTTCCAGTTCATCTTGATCTCTTACCCTCTGGAGAATGGACGCTTACAAAAATTATAGGAATGGTAGTCTGCAAAATTGGTCCCTTCTCCCTACCGAACAAGAACTTTGAAATATTTGAAGAAAAAATAGAAAATATAAAATCAGTTCCTTATCCTTTAGATTCGGATGCTGAATATGAAAATGCAGTAAAACTTGTAGAAAGTCATGGATTCATGCTGGTAGAGGATCCTGACTGGTAAAAATTGAACATCAATCAATTCATTCTAACTATTGTATTTAATAATCATTTATGTTACAATGTACTTCAAGGAATATAAAACTATGAAAGAAAAACGTGATAACTCCATATTCGTTCCAATGATCATAGATCATGATGGAACTGTAACTCCCATTCATCTTCAGCCAACAGAAGAAGGAGTAGGTAAGACTATTCCTCAAAGAATCGATCCCTCAAAGGTTCATGTGATGACTGATGAAGAAATATTTCATGAAAAAGCCAATGCAATTGATTATTCAAATCTAGAAGTTCGTATATGTGAAATTATGGGAATATCGTTTTTGGAAGGAATAAATGCTGGAATCATTCATGGAGCCACAGTTTATTCTAACTCTCACGAAACAGATCTTCATAAAAAAAGAGCCTCTGAAATGTTTCATATTCCTTATGATCAGGTAACTCCAGAACAACGAGAAATAGCTAAAAGAAATAATTTTATCAAAGCGTACTCCTGCTCCCACGAACGTGGGGCTGAGGATTTAGCTCTAGATGATGGAGATGAGGTGTGATGTGATAGAACTTCCGTGTGCGGTAGGTGATAAAATATTCGTCATCGTAGATTGGAATCCATGCAAAGATTATTCTCCAGGAGATAGAATATACTTATCTATCTATGGACATAAGATAGTTATGCTTTCTCTTGTCGCAGAAGGATTCATTATTGACTCTGATGGAGTACATTTTGCAGAGAATTCTCAGGATGGATGGAATCTTCTTGAAACATATAATGATCTGACAACTGAAGAATATGGTCCTTGCAAAGTATTTACTTCTTTTAAAGAAGCCTTTGAGTTCATAAACTCCATTAGGATCCAAGAATGAAATCAATTGAGCTTAGATCCATTAATGACATATTCTTCTGTGACGAAATCTCACAAGATTCTCATAAGATTCTTTCTGATGTTTGGAAACATCTTGACAGTAATGACTTCTACATCGAAAGAATTGTCATATCTGCAGACAGAATGTATGCTAATATAGAATTTGACAAGAAAAGATGGCATGTTCAATACAGAATTTCATTGCTCATAATGAGTGAAATGAACAGAAATGGAATGCAGTCTACACTAGAGCACATGAAAGCTGATATTCTGAACTATTGGGAGAAAAGCTATGCCGACAACCAGCGGATTACTCAAGTCCCAAATTGATGAACTTACTAGAAGGATGAGGAAAAGAGAAAAACTTCTCGGTAAGGATCGATACTTTGGAGATCTCGAATACATGAAAATGTTCGACGAAAGAATCCATCTTAGAGAACAATTGAGAAAATTGAATGCAAGAAAATTGAAAGGAATATGATAAGTAAGTGTATTCATCATTTGTTTTGCATAGGTGTAAATATAGCCGTACCATGCATAGCGACCAAAATTGAAGGTTGTGGCAAGGCTATTTGCTCAGTTTTTGGGTATGCCAGTACCACAATATAAAGGAGAATGATGAATGAAACAATAACAGTCAAGTTATATAAGCTGTATGATCATATGCTTGAACTAAGCAATTCTCGGTACAAACGGGGAGTGCGTCATGAAGGAATTCCTGAGATGCATCAACTAAGATCTCAGCTTAAGGAAGTTCTTGATATTCTTAAAGATTCTGAAACTCAACGAGAAGCTCTAGAGGACATGATAAATCTCATAGAGGAACACGGAGATAGATCTCTTATAAGAGCTCATGCTACCAGAGTGATGAAAGCAAGACAAGCTTTAGCTTATGAGGGATGGATTCCAATATCCCAAAAACCTCACAACAAAATTGCAGTCTTAGGACTATTTGAAGGCGATAATTGTAATGACTATCAAGCTGTATGTATTGAAGCTAGTGATGGAGGATGGTATCTTCAACACTTTGCTGATAAATGTGACAGACCAGTCATGTACAAGAATATAACTTATCCGCCAGCGAAAAAAATTAAATAACAGGAGAATCAAGAATGAAATTTATTAGCATTCCTACCCATCTACCCCATGAGGTGAAAGTCATAGATATTGAGAAAATAGTCTCTTTCGTATATGACGAAAAGATTAATCATACTCTGAATATAGAGCTTACTGGAGGTCAGCATGTGATGGTAAATGGAAAATTCGCAGAAAAACTTTATAGCTATCTCATGGTCTTTGATGAAACTCTAGCTTTAGATCATGACTGGAAACCAAAATCAACAACTATCGATGAAAAGGGTAATATATCATGAGTCAACTTGATGAAATTATAGATGAAATGCATGTCTCCCTTCAGAACCCAGGTTCAATTACTCTTACCGAGCAAAAGGCAAAACTCCTGATTGCTGGAATAAGAGATCTCGAAATGAGCATAGTTGGTGCGACATCAGCGGTTACGGATCCTATCATGACAGAAATTTCAAAGAGACTTGCTGATCCGAATTATGCAATAGGCAAATCTCTAGATGAGGTCATGAGCAAATTTTTTGAAGAAATTCATTTTGAAAAATCTTACTCAGATACCATCCGTGAGGATCTTGTAGAAGCTGGAGATGAGTTGGCATCAGCAATAGCCAGTAGAGCTGACAATAGAATGGCTAGTTCTGTTAATCATTGGATCAAAATATCTAGAAAGATTTGAGGATAAAATGACTGAAAATAAATCTGTAACCGAAAAAAGTTGGGAAGAATTTAGAACTACTGGTCTTCTCTGGTGGATCAATTCATTACTTCATGTCTTCGGATGGTCGATTGTCCTAGAAATGAAAAATGAAGATAAAACAATTGTAGAAAGAGTTTATCCTGCAAGAGTTGTATTCAGAGGATTTACTGAGGAACTAAATGATGATGGATATAAAAAGATATCCGTCTACATGAAGGAAAATGCAGAGGATCTTCTTGATGAAGTAATGTATAATGAATAAATATTGAATTTATTTATGATTGTATTTAGCAGTCATTTATGCTACAATATAGGTATAAGAACGCTTAGTTGAAAGAAGGTGCAATGGACAAGCCACGAACTGAAAAATTTCTTAAAGATCATGGGGTTACTGATTGGGGAACGTTCAATATTGCTCCAACTCCCATCAAAAAAATTGACATATCAGATTTCTGGAGGGAATATTATAGTTATGGATTTGGAAATCCAAGAGATCAAGAATATCGTCAAGTAGCTCTTGAGGGTCGTCTTGTAATAGGTCATATACTTGTTTATCATGACAAAATTTTTCTTATTGAAGCTAGATACAGTGGTGTTACTGTTCTTGGAGAAGCATGGCTCATAGGTTGTGATCATAAGTTTCAATTGGTAAATACAGGTCGGTGCCTGAATCAACTAACTTGTACCGAGTGTGGATATTCATATGAGGTAGATAGCAGTGACTGACAAGAAGATAAATAAATCAGTTTTGGTATTCGGAAAATCTGGATTGGGTAGCTATCAGAGTATGCCCATCAATCCAGAAGACATAGTTTATGAGAGCATTTCTGAATTTACCGAAGAACAATTTGAGTTTATTTTAAAAAGAAAAAGAATGACCCTTCCGTCCATAAATGATGATGCTCCTTATGAGGATAAATTTCTTCCTTGTCCAGTCTGCAATGGAAAAATGCAGAGCGAATTCGGATCTGAAATAATCTGTCCTCAATGCGGACTAAGATATCCAATCGATCAGCAAAATGATATTGATCGTTGGAATAATCGAAATCTCATCATATCCCAAGATAGATCTTTTGATGATATGCTTCATAGCATATCCAATTTGCTAGAAAAATTTGACAAAGAAAGATCCCACTCCCGCGACAGCGGGGGTTGGAGAAAAGGATCTGGACGATGGCGACGTCTCTTAAAAAGTTGAGAATATCCTGGAGAAAGTTGAAAATGGCTATGAGAGATGCTTTTCAAAATGCGAAAGCATGGAAACTAGCCATGGATAGATTATCTCCATATTATAAACATAATCTTCATTTAAGAATGTATCAACGAAGATACGAAAGGAGAAGACCCAAATGATCAAGAGTATGCATCAAGACAAACGAGAAATAGAATCGGTTTGGGTAGCAACCGCTTCCGAAGAAGGATTTTGGAAGGTTGGAAGTTGTGGAATAACCAAGATTGAAATTTATCTTGAGGACGGTCAAATGGCTGGAGTTCCTTGGTGTGCCATCTACCATGGAGATGAGATCAAAAATAGATTTGACATGGCTGGAATGGGAGTAACTTACAAATGAAGTTATCAGATGATGAAGTTAATGTACTTCTTATAATGTTTGATCAATTGAGAAATAAAAGACATCTTTATCCAACTGAGATTAATATTGTAGCAAAACTTCAAAAACTGCAATCAGAGCTATACATGACTCAAGAAGTTACTCTTCAAGGAATAGTTACCGAATGGTATTCCCAGGATAATAATTCAAGATCTTTCATGCTGAAATCCAATCCAAAAGAATCAAACGGATTATTTATCGAAATTGGAAGTTGGGATACAACTCATTCTCACAGTGAGTTCGATCAGCTAATCCGACTTGGAAACAAAATAGAAATTGAAATATCTTCCCGCGCTCTTAAGGCGGGAGAGTTAGGCAGACTACCGGACGGAGATGTGACATGACAAAGATGCTATTTGTTTCCACAAAAGATGTCATCGAAGAAGTTGATGTCAACGATGATCAACTATACGAGAAACTTGATGGATGGATGGAAATAGTTCGTCCAAGAGGTCTTCCAAATCTTTGTCTTCTTGTGGATGAAGAAGGTCTTCTCAAACAAAAACCAATCAACAAAGTGGGATCTCTATGGTATGGCTAT